GTGGCTAGTAGCTGGTGGCTGGTAGCTGGTGGCTGGTAGCTGGTGGCTGGTATATATATATAAATGTAGAAAGAAAGAAAGAGAGGGGAAAAATATAAATATATATAAAAAGTGATACATGAAATCGTTTGTATATACTTGCAATTAATGATATACTTAGGTATCTCATTAATCACTTCGAAGAAGTGAATTTAACAGGAAGGTTAAAATAATGCCAACAAAAGAAACACAACAAGTAGTAAAGGTAGTAAATCTAAATAATATGCAAGATAAGTTTAATGCTAGATTTATTCCCGAAATTGCAAGAGATTTCAATAAAAGTATAAGTAATACTTATACTGAATTAATTCAAACCCCTTTACTTATAAAGGGTGAATTAAATGGTATCAAATTTTCTCTTGTTGAAAAAACAATTCCAGCTAGGAATAGAAACGGGAAGGGGGATAAAAGTCTGTGTAAACCCTATTTTACGGTAAAGGGTAAAGGGTGTTTTGGAAGTATAGAAGAATTTACTTTTCTACAAGCCTATTTAATTTCAATGCTTTACTATGCAAGCGGTATCAATGCGACTGCTTGCATGAGAAGTCTAGCGTTAAGGTTTTTTAGGTTGAATATTGAAAGTATCAATATTCAATTTACTACTAAACTTAACTGGAATGATAATACCAGCATTACAAGTATAGAAGGTAATAGCATTAATAAAATTTATCAAAGAATTGAGATGCTAGCGGGATTAAGCAGTAGTATAAAAGTATGGAATGAGACTACCATTAAGGTAGCCTCAAAGAATACAAATAAAATAAAAGACTATTCTAATCTTGTATAGAATAGTCTAAAAAAAGAAAAACCTTGCAATAACGGATTTTTAAAATCGCTCAAAATTGCAAGGTTTTTTTTATATCATCTAATAGTGAAAAAATTCACAAACTAGTTAACCATACCTAATTCTAAAATTAGATAGCCCTAAAAATAAAATTAGAGACACCCCCCTTACTTGTGAAAAAATTCACAAACCAGCCGAGCGTGGCGAGGTTAGTATACCCCAAGGACACTTAATAAATTTTAAAAGTAAATGTTAAACTATACGCATTAATCAAGAGGGTGTCACAAAGACTCATAAAGCTCATTCGCCAGGGACTTAGCTTCATCTAGCTTAATAAGAAGAGACTGGTACAATTCACCAGTATTCGTGGGGGTAGTATTAGGTACAATTTTACTAAGATTAGACTTAAGCATAATATTCATATCTACACTGGTACCACTATTACCAATACCATTAACTCTCCCAGAGGCTGAGTATTGCCATATAGTCCAGTTATTCCACCCTATAGGCATATAAGGACTCAAATCTCCCCAAGCCTTATAGTGAGCTACCCATAAAGGACAATCTCTCACCCAAGAAGGAATTTGAGTACCAAACCTATTCCAGTACCATTTAGCAGTGTACAAAATCGTGGGTTGGTTCCACTTCGCATAGATCGTATCTACGTATTCATAAATATTATTTAAATAATAATCCCTGCTAGAGGAACTCAGTAAAGAATATATACGTACATCCTCTACATCTATTACGGGATACTGCTCTCTTTTTTCAGTATGATCCATAAAGTAAAGAGCCTGATCTTTACCTGAGACTTGTCCTCTCCAGAAATGGTACCCCGATCCTGATAAATTTATTTGTTTAGTACCGTTTAGATTGTTCTCTCCCTGATCGTCAATGAACCAATTACCCTCAGTAACTTTATAAAAAGCAAACTTTAAATCCAACGGGTCATCTTTGACCTGGTCCCAATCGATATTACCTTGATAATGTGATACATCAATACCGTTGATAACTTCCATATTAACTGTCTCCTTTTAATTCTTTTTCTAATTCAGATATTTTATTTTGTAACATAGATATAAACTCCAACAGGTCAGCATTAACATTCCTTAATGTCTCTACCTCATGTTTACTTAACTGTAGAGCCTTATCCATTAACTTTTCAGATATTTCTGTCTCTGACTTTTTAGCTTCAGCTCGCCATTTTCTTAATTGCAGGAGGGCGACACCTAACGTACCAATCAGAGAAATGATAGCAACGATTATTCCAGCATCCATGTCTGACTCCTTAAACCAAAGTTACAGTACCGGTTATTGTTGGATGTCCATTAGTAGTACAAGTTCCTGCAACTCTTAGTTTAATTACTTCCCCTGATTTTTTAATAGCGTCTAAGGTATAGCAACATTTTGGAATCTCCCCAGAAAATCTCTGTCTTGACTTCTCTTTGAATACTTCCCTATAATCTGGATGTACTATATCTAAAAGATTCTTACCTATTATTTCTCCTATACTACCATACCCTAAAACCTCAGCCAATTTAAAATTAGCATACTCTAATATATAATCTGAATTGAAAACATAAAACCCTATCTGAGAATTATCCATAATAGCATAGTGTTTATGTTGTAACTCTTCGATTATATTTGAAACTACATTAGAATCAATTTTACTTTCATACTTTTCTGTTATTAATTTTACTCCATAAATTATAATATCACTCACTAAGATAACAATAAAAAGCAAATAATCTATTTTATATTTATAAAATATATAGGGGGAAATAACCATACTCAATAATACTATTCCTAATAATAACCTTGGAATAGCTTCCCCTATTACAGCTATATAATTTTTTCGTATAGCTTTTATTATTAAAAGTATTGCTGAAATGATTGCCAGTATTCCTAAAATGGTATCCATATATTTTCTCCTTACGTTACCATACAATTAGATATTAGTGGATTATTTTTATAAACTGTTTGTATTGGTGCTTCCTTTAAAACAGACGCCCATATCAAATAGCTAGTAGCCGCAGTTAGTGTAGCACTGGCTTCATCATCACTGGTTTCATCTGATCCCCATACACCTCTATTGCCCGGAGTCGTTGCTAATTCAAATCTCTCATTTTGATTAGTCCCAGGTGTAACACTTATAGTAGCGTCATCGAAGCCTAAGAAACTTAATACAAACCCATCGCCACCTGCAAGAGACGATACAGAAGGAGTAGTATCCCTAGTAGCATAAGACCTATTAAAAGTTGATGGGGTATTATACGGGTTTGTCTGATGTACTCCAGAATAAGATACAGCACCAGCCATAATATAACAATTAGTATTTAAACTTACAGCTACTGTATTACTCCCAGAAGCTGGGTTTACTAAATAAAATATAGTAAATCTACCATAATCTGTATTCTCTTCATGTAACTTCGTCATAGAAACACTATTATAAGTAACTGTTGCTACATAGTTTAAACCGCTACCGTTAGTATAACCGTGCATAACAACAAATAAAATTCTATTGTCTCCTACCCCTACTTCGTGTGAGAAAGAGGGGGAGGAAGCATTATTAATATGGTATGTTGTCGCATTATCGTAAGCTATAGTCATAATTAACTTCTACTAAATGATATTAAAGTGTCCAGTAAAATAGCCTGTACAGGTAAATCATCGTCTCCCGAACCCTGTCTAGATACTTTTAGGGTTACTCTTTCACCTGCGGCTGGAGTACCTGCCAAAGTAACAGCATTTGTTGAAGAAGTTATATGTAAATCTTCATTAGCTATCCAATCATCTGTTACTGATTGACTGCTACCTACATTAGTATGTAAATCTTCATCGTTTCCAAAAGACCTTCCAGAAAGCATCCAAACTACAGAAGTTCCTGAATTACTTTCACCGGATAAAACTGTCCAAAAAAACTTTGCTGTAATTGTACCGCCATCCCAGTCTGTTGGCATAATAAAACTTATTTCCGCATCACCAGCTTGTCCAGGTTCAAAAGGTAAACCTATTATTTTAGTATCTGTACCGGAGGATTCATCTGTTATTAAATCCTCACAGGGATGGGATAATCCAGGTTCCATTGACCTTGCTGATATAGATACTGTACCATCAGGTGTACTGCCTTCTGAACCAGTAGGACCTGTGGGACCAGTAGGACCCATTTGACCATAACCTACATATTTCCATTCCCCATCATCTCTTATTTTTAATCTTCCCATAATTACCTCCTTATGAAACTTCTTGTATACTACTTAAATCAGAAACATCGATATTATTTATAGCTAGTATATTAGATTCTGAAACAGAATTAATATTTTTTAACTGGGAAAAATTAGAAAGCATATTAGAATAACCGACGCCATTTCCATTATTATATAACCATTCTAAATTATCTACTGATAATGCTGAATTCCATACAGATACTTCATCTATATAACCATAAAAGGAATAACTACCATCATCCCTCGCACCTATAGCAAAATTATTGTTAGCTTTACTATAATCAATAATAAGACTGGAAGTCAGACTGTCCTGCTGTACTGCATCTTTATAAAGATAAACATTTTTGCTACCTTCATAAGATGCAAATGTTCCAGTCCACATATGCCAATTATTATCAGAAATACTTGCAGATAATCTAACATAATTATCAGCTGAATTTGTTAAAGTCCATCTAGCATCCCCAGCATGGAAATCTATACTATAAGATGAATTAGCACCATTATCAAAAATAAAGCCTTTTGCTATACCACCATTAAGTGAACGTGTATAATCAATACACTTAGCCCAAAAAACTAGAGTTATATTTGTTACTTCTAACCAACTTTGATCTCCTATATTTATTGTATCACTACTTCCATCAAAATATCTACAATAGTTAATCTTACCATTTGAATTTACTACTGCACCTGTTGAAGTATACGAGCCTTCTCTAACAGACTCGTATACATCGTTTCCAGATTCTTCGTCTAGTGTCCACCAAGCAACTAAATTATTTATAGAAGGTTTAGTAGCTGTCATTATTCCTCCCTTGTTATGTATGTTAGTGATGGTTGGAATATAATAGTATCTGGACTTATTGCATATCCTATAGGTTGTACAATAACATCCGCACCTTCTGGTACTGAAGAAACAATTTCACCCGATACAATAGAAACATATAATATATCCCCCTCTGTCCAATTCCAAGAATCATTCCTAGCTTTACCGTAACGCAAAATCGTTTTACTGTTTCCAGTTCCAGATTCAACTGCTAAAGCTGTACATATCATTGTATTAATATTATCAGCACATGCTGTAGTATATGCACCTCCAGAGGCTATATAAAGAGGACATCCAAACCCTGTTAAATTTCCACTAATAGAAACTTTTTCAGAAAAACCTATAAAAGTATTGTTATTATCAGGGTCTCCTGAAGGAAATACTATTGAGTATTGATCTAATTCAATATCAGCAGTAAGTGTTGCACCTGAAGTATCATCAGTATCCCACCACAACTGCCCTTCAAAAGTTTCCTCTGGTGCGGTAGCGGATATATAAACTTCGGCACCAGTAGCCCCAGTTGGACCAGTAGGACCTGTGGGACCTGTGGGACCAGTAGGACCTGCTCCAACCCCCGATATTGTTACGATAGTTTTATCACTTCCGGAATCGTCAGTTACAGTGACCCCTGTCCCTACAAAATCTAAATTAGTCCGTTGATCCAAGGCTACGCCTTCATCCATTATCGTATGACCACCAGAACCACTGCCACCTGATATTGTTACATTAACAGAACCGTCTCCGTTATCAGTAACCGTACCATTCGAGAACTTAATGGTATCGACATTAGACACCGAAGGTGTACCATCCTGTTCAGTTACTGTTATCGTATTAGAACCGGTAGGACCTGTGAGACCTGTGGGACCTGTTGGACCAGTAGAACCGGCAGGACCGGTAGAACCTGTAGGACCTGTTGAACCTGTAGGACCTGTTGGACCGGTAGGACCGGTAGGACCTGTATCTCCCCTAGCACCTTCTGTTATAGGGGTATGAACATGGGAAGCATGGTCAGTACCATCATAATAAAAGGTAAAAACAACATCAGATGTTCTTGTAGTAACTGCGTATATTTTTATAACCAATCTATCTGTAATCTCTAAAGGTATATCAGCAGATTGTGTCATTGACATATCAATTACTTGAACATCTGTATTCTCAATAGAATCAGAAGTATAGTTAAATAATTCTGTTTCATTTCCTTCTGTATCTTTTTTATATAAATAAAATTTTAATTTAGAATCTCCGGTAGTATTATCTACTTTAGCATACATGTGAGCATGCCATACACCTGCTGGAATAGCTTCAATGCCCGGAGAGCCTTCAGAAGTTACCCATTGAAATATAGGTGTTAATTGTGTTTCTCCATCAGTATTTTTACAAATAGCTGTTACTGTTGTTTCAACTCCACTAGGAATTGCCCTACGCCATTTTTCATAGTTTGCTATAGTGCCATCTGCAGTATCATGCCAATATAAAGCTATACCTACTGCGGCTTCACCTTCAGGACCAGTAGGACCGGTAGGTCCTGTTGGACCTGTAGGTCCTGTAGGTCCTGTAGGTCCTGGCACTCCACTTATAGTTACAACAGTAGTATCATCACCGGAATCATCTGTAACTGTTACAGCACTTCCGACAAAATTTAAATTTGACCTTTGAGTAAGTGGACTTCCTTCATCTTCTATAGTATGCCCACCTCCTGCACCTCCTGATATAGATACGCTTACAGAACCGTCCTCATTATCAGTAACTGTACCATTAGTAAATTTAATATTGCTAACTCCAGATATTGTTGGACTGCCATCCTCTTCTGAAACGGTTATCGTATTAGAACCTGTAGGACCTGTAGTACCTGTGGGTCCTGTTGGACCTGCATCACCTGTATCACCTGCAGGACCTGTCGGACCAGTGGGACCGGTAGGACCTGTAGTTCCTGCGGCACCAGAACCAATTTTAGCTACATTTCCTAAATCGTCCTGTTGATATATACCATCATCTTTAGCGAATATTTGCCATTTACCTGTGGAGGGGGCAGAAGGATCAACACTTCTCTCATTGAATATAAATACCGAACCCATTATACCTCCTATAATTTATCAATAAAGAATTTTAAGTTATTTAAAAGTCTTTGATTATTTGGGTCTAAACTCAAAGCCTTTTCTGCATATTCCTTACCTTCACTATATCTACCTAATTGCCATAAACATCTTGCTGTAAAATCGTAATAGTAAGTTCCATACCAGTAATGATTTACATAAGTTCCTTTTGGTTTTTGTATCTCTCCTATAAGTTTTAATAAACTAATTGCTAATGTGTACTTTCTATTTCTGTAATAATATTCTGCTATTTCTCCCCACCACTCTCTTCTTAGAGGTTCATAACTAACAGCTTGATATAAATGATTTAAATATTTAGTAGTATCTTTTAACATTGCATAAGCTCTCGCTATAAAATAGTGGGCATTTCCTATATCTCTATCCCCTGAAGTTTTAAAATATTTTTTAAAGGTAGTGATAGCCTGCTTTGGTTTTTCTAGGTATATATACTGTCTACCTAAATAAAATAAAATTCTAGGATTATTTGGATTTTCTTTATTATCTAATTTAAGTCTATCCAAAGTATATTTAAATTTCCAAGCATCCCTTTCTTTAGGTGGTCTATGTTCAAATAAAACATCAGAATAAATATATTTAATATTCTTTTCTTTTTCTATTTTGAAGGGAACTTCATGGGCACGATACCTGTATAAATGTGTCCCAGCTTTCCATATCCTTAATTGATGGAAAGAATATGTAGCTATATCATTAGTCATATAAGCCAATGTAACATAGATACCACTTATTCCATTTTTATCTGCATTGATTATTTCTTCCTTCGTGTTTTTTATATCAGATATTTGTTCATCACAATCTAAAGAAATTATCCAATCACCTGTAGCTGTATTTATAGCTCTATTTCTAGATTCTGCTTTGTGCATCTTATCTCCCCCAGTTAATACTTTAGCACCTAATTCTTCCGCTATTTTTACAGTATTATCAGTAGAACCTGTATCAACTACTATTACTTCATCAGCTAAACCTTTAACACTACCTATAGCTTTTTCTATATATCCTTCTTCATCCTTTGCAATCATACATGCACTAATTTTCATCTTATCCTCCTATCCTTCCAATATAAATACACCATCTATTTCCAACTGACCTTCTAATTCAAACTCAGGTCCGTTTATCATTGTATACCCACTAGGAATTACTACGGTTGTTCCAGAAGGTATATAATGCCTAATCATATAAAAACCTTTATGGTCTATAATTATTCTAGTAGAATCATTAGGTTCATCATCTTCTACTTGAATATTTTCCCCTATAAAATCTAATTGCGATCTCTGAGGCATAGCATTTCCACTATCTAAAATAGTATGCCCTCCACCACCGCCTGTCCCACTAACAGTACATTCTACAGTTACAGCATTTCCACTAGTGGTTACATTAAAGCTACTATCAAAATCTATAATAGTAATACCCGAAGCTATTACAATACCTTCACTTTCAATAACAACTCCTCTACCACTTTCTAGAGTTGTAATCCTATATCTAATATTATTTAAATTATCTAGTAAACTTTCCCCACTAGTTGTAAATGTTATATCACTTTCTGTAAAATCATATGCTACTTTTGTTTGTGGAAGATACCCAATAAATCCGCCCGGAGGTCCACCAGCACCACCACCACTAGCACTTACTCCGCCAAGGTTTAAAGGTCTTGCTACAATACTAGCCTTTACATTTTCTAAAGCCCCAAACAATTCCCTTTCGAAATTATATATACTCATAATTACATCCTATCATCTGCTCTAATAACAGTTATATTTGAGTTTGGTAAACCTGTAGAACACTCAAAAAATTCTGTTTCTATGTCATCATAATACATTGCTTCTTTTTGGTAAAATGTAGAAGGGCTTCCCTCCAAGCTTGCAAATATGTAGGGGAAATCTTGATAGTTAGTTGTTTCAACTTGTTGAACATTTCCTGTATCAAATGTATGATAATCAGTTAATTGGTATCTATACATTTGAGGTTTATCATCTATAATAGGTGAGAAATAACCATCAAAATCTATCATACTTATTTGACCGGGATTTGTTTCGTCATCCTGACAGAATAAAATAAAACGACTGTAATTTCCATCAGCAATAGAACTGAAAGCTCTAGCACTCCTTACAAACTCTCCACCACAAACAATATCATCTTCTAAGTAATAAGTATTCAAGTGGTAAAAGTCTACTTCTCCCTCATCATCTGAAAACCATATATAGCCTTTATTGTAATCTTCTATTCCCCCATAAACAACTATAGGTCTACCATTAGATATTTCTATATTACTTTTATATGGCAAATCTATTACTTTTGTAAAAGAAGAATCCGTTACAGTGTTTCCTATGTTTCCCCTGAATAGTTGAAAATTATATTTACTACTAGGTTTACTATCACCATAGGGTAGCATTTCAAAACAAGACAGCCTTGGTCCAAAATTATGTATAGGATCATTTCCTCCCATAGTTATTACAAAATTCTGTAATACCATAAAAGCATTATCATCATCTGCATATTTATAAGTCGAATAAGTTCCATTAGCTAAATTTATATATCTGTTTACAGTATTAGTATTATAGTCTACACCTATAGGATACATACTATACTCACTACCGACATGGGTTAAAATATAAAGGGTATTATCATAATCATCCATATAAGGACTCACATCAATATATTTTTCACCTGTACGATAATGTGCATCTATAGTCTTTTCTTTAAAGAAGGTTATCGGATTTCTTATATATATATGTGTATCTGTACCATAAGGGTTTCTATCCACTTCCATTATTTTTGCACCAAATTTTCTAGAATTTAATCCACGTGTGAAAGCATAATCACTTAAAGCACTTGGTGCATTATCTAAAGTATCATAAATTGTAGTACCGGTATCTGTATTAGTTAGTCTTGAATACAATCGTAAGTCTATATTTATATTCTCTATTTCAAAAGACAGTGTATAAGAATACTGTAAAACATAATTAGTCGAAGTTGGAGTATATTTCCATGAACTTGTTAAATTTTTTGCAAAAAGACCCACATAGGATAAACCATTAAGTAAATCAGTTCCGCCCATAAGCTGGGATACACCACCAGGAACTATAGAATCTGGGGGATATTCCCCTGTCTCTATACCATAGTCTGAAGTTCTAATACTCTCAATAATTACTTCACTAGTATGACCATTCCAAGTTATAAGGTGTGCTTCACCTCTATCGGAATAGTAACCATCAAATCCTGCTGAAAGTCCAAAACCAACATTAGATAATGATATTTGCATTGCGGTTCTATCATAAAAGGTTATTTCTGTATTATAATCAATAAAACGATTTCTAACTATAAAATATTCTTTTTCTTCATACTCTCCTGTAACCATATTTATTTTTAGTAATATCATATAAGCATCTATATCATACTTATACCCATAGTACCAGTCATCGACTATATTAGCTAAAACTTCCTTTTTTATCATATGATAGTAATAACCATCTTTGATTACCCAGTACCTACTTGCATTTGTATATGAATCATATCTAACAAGTCCTATAGAAGGTGTTCCCCAATTATCTGGAACATATTCTTTTACAGTAGTGTAAGTAGATGTTCCGGTTTCAAAATTTACTACGTACCTATCCCAAATATTATTGTGTTTAAATATTCCATAAAGAATACCATCTTCTTCATAAATAGCCATATCATATTTACCAGTAGGAACGACTTCAACATAAGTTATATCATTACTAAGCTCATTATAATATTCATCATAATATTGCCTATAACGGATAGCTTGTGTACTAGAGGTATCATTAGCCCATAAATAAATAGCTTCAGCACCTGTATAAGGTCCTGTAATTATTTCCTCTGGATCACTGTCATCTAAATAAATTCCAGTAGAAGTTATATGGCGGAAAATTGGATTAAATGAAGCCAAATATGTGCCTATTATAGGTCTCAACCCCCTAACAAAATTTGTATTTCGTAACATTTCTACACTATCTGCATCTGAAGGTAGAGAAGTATATTGTGTAAAATCAGCCAAGGTATCTGTACCATTATCTGATGAACCATAATTATAATGAACCCATTCATCTGTATCTTCATTCTCTGGAATGTTATCCGCTAAAACTGTTACATAGGGAGAACTGCCATCACTATCTACATCAAATCCGTGAGCATTATAATATAAATTACTATCACCGCCACTTATAGTTATTGGGTATGATAAATAACTAGAATTTATAGGATTAAATTTCACTAACCAGCTTCTCAATTTTGTACCAGAAACTACTGGTATAGAATTTATATAATTAATATTCTCATTAAGATTGAATACTCCATAAATTCTACTTGTTATTTTATCTACAGCACATCCCGTACAGTGGTAATTATCTGATGAATACTCCTCTTCAGTTTCAGGATCAATTAAACTAGCCGGAGTAAATTCTGTCCAGCTTTCGTCATCAACTATTCTATAATATAATTTACTAAAATCTTCCCCACTTACAGTACATATACTTGCAAATACCCCATTACTAATACTGAGATCACTAACAAAAGAATCTGCAATACCAGTATTAAATGCTGACCATACATGATTATAATTAAGTAACTTTCTATATACACCATTCCCTTCCGTACCAGCATAGACATAACCACCGTAATCAAAATACCCAAATAATCTAGGACATCTTTCATCAAGTATTATTGTAGTTATAAGCCCTTCATCACTCATTTTAGAACCAACGGTAGTTACTAAACCAATCCCTGTAAAATATTTTGATTTTATTAAAACATGTTCCCCCAAGTTTACATTCATAGTCCCAGCAACTTCTATATGTTTTTCAAAAGTTATTTGACTAAATTCATTTAGTGCTCTATTAGCAAGAGCATTTGCAGTAGATGATTCTTTTATATAACTATTAGCTACTACTAGTGTTCTTTTATCATTTGTATCATAAGACCAAGGAGTATCTTTAGAAACATCTGCAAATACCCATCGCTGTAAATCTGAATTACCATTACCCCATACAACTACACGATTCCTTAACATCTTATCATCTTGTACGAGTTTCAAATCTAGAATATCTGTATCTGTTAAAGTATGGTCATATGAAGATGTATCATAATCTAAAGTACCTATAGTAGCAATATTACTGTCATCAAAATATAAGTACCAACCATTTTGTTGGAGTAGAGGTGTAACAGCATCCAAACAAGTACATGGTCCTATTGAAGTATTATTATTAATTATCTGCCCAACAGAATCAGTATTGAATGTATAGTCTATAGTAGCTTCTCCAAGAAATCTTTCTATCCAAGCTCTTGAATATTCTAAACTATCTATATTGTTTACTTCTGTTATAAAATAATCTTTATATTTTTTATAACCATTTCCACAGGAAAGTTTTAAAGTCCCATCATAATTATCTGTTATTATATCTAAATAAAATGTTCCTCGCTTGTTACCACCTTCGTATAGTATAACTGTGCTATAGGGAATATAACTTCGACCTGTATTAGTTACAGTAATTTCCAATTGCCCTTTACTATCACATATATTATTACTATATGTATATGTAATAACCTCGGTTGTTATATTATTACCTTCCCAAACTAAACTGACATTCATCATTTCCTTAACTCCAATGTTGTTGTAAACCCCTCACTTTCAAACGATTGTTCTATAGCATAAACATACCAGTCAAGTGTACCTATACTTAATGTAACTGGGGTAACTCTTATAATATCTCTAGCTGAAATATCAGTTCTACCAACTATATTAATACTCATACTTTCAGTAAGTCGATTTAATTTATCTAAATTATAATCGGCTATTGTTTGAGCCATATCATTAGTTTGAACTAAAATACTAGAAGCATATACAACTGATTTATAAAAATCTGTGGGCAGGTATGGTGAAACAGCAGAAGCTTCGGCATACACACCATCATTACCATAAACAACAACTCTATTTCTTAAATCTTTTTCTGATACAGAATAATCTTCTTCAAGAATTTCACTAGCTGAAATTTCATGTGTATAAGTATCTCCATCCATGATATAAGGCATACGTCTTTTGAAGTGTACTGTTCCAGAATTATCACACCATATATGATAAGCTAAAAGAGTAGCTATTCTATTATTGAAATCATAAACAGATTCTAAATTAACTTCAACAGGATTATTTATGCCAAATGTAAAATAACTTGTTTCATATTCATAACTATTTAAATTAGCTAGAGAAAAAACATCCCCAACTAAATCTTCTGCTGATATATTACTTCTACTAAAAGGGCTATCAGGATCGGACGAAGCTATAAAATAATCTATAGCCCTTGTCATCTTATCATTTAAAGTTATATTATAAGTATTCTCAGGAATGTTTTGTTCTATTAGCTTTACATACCCATTAAAGACTACATCAGAATCTCCTACATATCCTAAATCAATATTTATTTCATCTCCCAAATCGACAGAATGATTTTCACATTCTATAATTGCAGTAGCCGAGGGGGATGAATGGCTTTCACTAATTCTAATTGACAGTATACCACTCATCCCTGAGATACTTCCATATAAGCTACTCATCCTTATATAACTCCAAATCTGCTATATATACATTTGCAGTCTCCGGAAGATCAGTTCTAAGTGACTGACAAATAGAATATATTTGTTTAATAGAAACATTCTTCAAATAAAAATCACCTACTACACCGTCATAATTTACTAGCTCAAAAGATACCCCACTAGCTACTAAACTTTCTATATGATTTTTATCTGTATCACCTACTATATAACAACCTAATTTCGAAATGGGAGTAGTATACCCAAACACTTGTAAGACAGTATCTCCTGCCAAAGGTTGTAATCTTGCTATAATCTGTTCAGAATCTTCTGCAGACTCTGTTACAAAAATTCTTGTACCACCATAAGTCCATGCCATAATCACACTCCTAATTAACTATATTTGTTTTTGTTGTAGTATTACCACTACCAAATCTTAATAAATCTTCAAATAAATATCTCTTTATTGTATTAGCAACAGTTCTTCCATCTAAAACTAACTGAGAAGTATTTGTCATATTTATCTCTAAACGAACTGGTTTTGTATCTATATTTAGCGAAGGACCTTTATCTAAAGCATTAGCCCCCATTGCAGAAGCTGTTAAAGCCCCACCAAAAAATGGAATAGAACCTAACATTCCATACATTAAAACTCTTTCTAATAAATTCATATCAGAAGGTTTAGATGTTGTTGTAGTAGTATCTGGAAGAAGTCCTCGCTGTCTTTGGAAATAATTATCTCTCAACGTAGTATGTAAATCCCTATCCTCTACAAATCCGGGCTGAGTTCGACTAGATTTAATGGCAGTTCTTTTAAGAGTATCTTCTTCCAATTCTTTTAGATAATCTATATCTGCACTTTTTTCCAGAGCGGTTGCCTTAGCTATTTCTGTATAACTTCCCCGTGTAGGGCTTGTAGTTGTAGTTTCTTTACCCCCAGCTAAAGTTTTTGCGGCAAGTTCTGCGGCATCTGCAGGTACCCACATATAAGCACCTTCTGGTAAATTATATACACCATCTAACTGTTTCTGTAAAAGTTCATTGGTTTCTTCCTGAGCTAATTTGAAAGCTAATTGATTAACTTCAATTGTCTTTAATCCATCAGAAAGAATTAATCTCATAGCGTCTTGTGTAAGACCTCTTTCACCACCAACTTCTCCGCCATACCACTCATTAGCCCATTGCTGTTCGAACTGTCTTGCCCTTGGTAGTATTTGATTCATTAACTGCTCTTGTGAAATATCTGTCATAGCCTGCATATTTATTTTACTAGGGTCTAACTTTTCCATAGCTTCTTCCATAGCAGGGCTAAAAAATTCACCTAAGTTATCTACAATTTTCCACTTATTCTTACCAAATTCATCTACAGTTAATACTGCGAATTCACTTAAATCTTCTCTCCATTTATCTTTTACACTCTCAGGTAAATCAAAAGCACTTATATAGCTTTCACGCATTATTGTAGCTGTTCGAATAGCTTCATTTACCGCATCTTCATTCATCACATCTTGGCTATAAATTGAAGGTGCTTCAAATGCTTGGAATTGCTGTCCTTCTATTTTTTGCTGTACCATCTTTGCAGTATATTTTTCAAGGTCAGCAGTTGGTAAATTATTTTCTATATTGTAAGCTATTTGACCAAAAAGGGCTATAAGATATTCTTGTTCATCCCCTGTAGATTTTACCATAGCTTCAAATAAAGCTTCTATAGCTTCGCTTCCGGTTACACCCATTCTTTCTTTTAGTTCATCACCAATTACTGCATATAATCTAGATAGCTGTGTATCCATTGTTTGGAGATATTCCATCTGTTCTTTATATGTAGTAATATTCATATCCCCAAAACTAAGCTCTGTACCAAGTTCTTTTTCTCTCTCAGCACGTAGGGTAGAGAATAAATTTGAATAGGTTTGTTCTATAGCTGTGGCTCTGTTTGTTGTTTCAGTTTGAATATCAACGCCCATTCCCTGATTTACAACATAGAAGTTTTTATAAGCTTCTCTATATTCATTTAAAATATCTTCAGGTGCTGTTGAGCTTGCAACTGCTGTTCTATATTGTTCTTTATCCATACCTTGTAAATTCTTTTTTCCGAAAAGCTGATAAGTACCATAATTTACGGAAGAGGCTATATTAGCTAACCATAAAGGAAGTTTATCGCCCTTCTGTCCAATAGCTAATTCAAACTGATTAGCACTATATCCCATAAGATTTTCTTGGGCAGTATCTAACCTCTCACCCGCTTCTCGTATTTTTCTTTCTCTATCTGTTTCTTCTGAAACATCTTTTTCACTAGCACGCTGTCCTTCAGCCATTGCTTTAGCTATAGTACCACCTATATCATATTCTTCAACTGCTGTAGAATAAAGTGCTTGACCAGCAGTTGAACCTAATACTATACCTAATGCAGGTGCACCAAAAGCTGAACCTGCAACACCGCCAAGAGCGGCACCTACTGTCTGAGCCGCCGCACTTCCAGCATCACCATTAATAAGTGACATGGCGGCACTGGCAAATACCATACCACCTGCGGCAAATGCGGCTGGATTATTTTTTACAGCAGTTGCAAATTTATTTCCAATTACATCGCCTGCGGCTTCTGCGTTTTTTATTAAGCCTGTATTTGTATTATAAAGTAATCCAGATAATTTTGCAGTATCTTTATGATAATATTGACTTGGGGTAGTACTCCCTACGGCACCTCTATTAAAAATTTTTCCAGCACCATATCCAGTACGGTATGCCATATTAGCACCCCAATCTACGATACTAGCACGTTTACCTGCCATATTTTCTCTACCTAACCATAAACTACCTGCACCTGCCATAGCTAAATAAGGCGTTAGAGAACCTAATACCTTAGTAGTACTGGCAGAAAATTTAGTTATACCTGTTAGTACATTAAGTAGTTTCGTAGCTGTATCTAACAAATTGCCTTCATTACCTAAAGACATAGCTAATTCGGTAAAAGAGTTTGCAAGTCGTTCAGAAGCTACACTTGTAGTATCTAACTTATTAGTTAAAGCTGAGTAAGTATCTCCTGCGGCATTTGCACTAACTGTTGAAATATCTGTAATTCTTCCAAGGTTTTCCATAAACGCATTGAATTGAGCACCACGTCTAGCACCACCACCCATAACTTCAGCTAGTTTAGCCATCTCTTGTTCAGATATTAAACCTGCATCTGACATAGCTCTAATATCATACATAACATCCATGAAAGCTCTAACATTGCCATCAACATCTTTTACTGCAATACCATATTTTGTAAGTTCTGCTACAGATGTATCTGTTTGAAAACCAGATATAAAAGCTCTTACCATATTACCAGTTTCAGTAGCACTCTTATTAGATACTTCTGCAGAAGCGGCAATAACAGCATTCAATTCATCTACTTCTAGACCAACATTATTAGCGGCTGTAGCTACAATTGAAAATGACATAGCGAGTGATTCAATATCTACATTAGCTACCTTTGAAACAGCTACCCATTTATCTAATAGAGATACACCCTCTGTCAATTCCATATCCAATTGTTTCAAAGCGGCTGATAGAACGTCTAAAGCCTGAGCTTCATCCATCCCCGATAACTGAGAAAGTGCTAATGAATCTTTAAGTAGAATTGTAGCAGTGGCTGATCTTTCTAATTCATTCTTTAAATTACCTGCGGCAATGTAAGCCATCCTATAGCTATCAACAGTACCTGCTACACTCTCGCCCATTTCACTAGCTACATCGACTAACCCATCAAAAGTTTTGTACAATTCACTTGATGACTGTGCTGTCACAATTTGAACTTCTGCTAATTTAGTTTCTGTAACAATCATTTCATCAATGAGCTCTTCAAATTTTCTAATAGGTGCATAAACAACACCAATAGCTAATGTCCATTTAGCTACTTCGCCGATGTCTCGTACAATGGCATCAGAGAAAGTTCTGAATCGTTTTTGTGTATCCTTTAGTACTGTACCATGTTTATCTAATGACATATTCATGGTATCAAATACATGTGCACCATCCCCACCCATCGTATGCTTTTTTGTAAACTGAACTCTAGCCATACCTGTAGAAGCTTCACGATTTATCTTTGTAATTTTATCTACACTATACCCGTACTTTTCAGCAAATTTCTCAACATTTTTTAGACCTTCTTCACCCCACTGTTGTCGGATATAATCCTCAGTTGTATCAAAAGATTCTTCCATTCCCCCGCCACCAGCTCGTCTATTTTCATATTCCCAAGGGCTTTCAACATTAGTCCCATGTTGGGCATATGCAATATTCATTCGCTGTATTGCGGCTAGGTAATCATATATCTGTTTAATTTCTGGAATAGTTTCAGGAGGAAATAATGGTTCTTTTCTACCAGCACCCTGTAATAGTGCATTCATTCTAGAAAGTTCATCATTAACTTGCTGAACACTGGTTGTCCTACCTATACTTCCTCTAAATGAGGAAAGAATTCTATCTTGGTCCTCACTAGTTCTTAAAGATGTAGGTAAACCTCCTCGTAAATTAGCATAAGCTTCTGTTCCAGCACCGGGTGAACGAACAGATGTAGCAAACCTATTACTAACACTTAATAAGTTTTCTAAGGCTTTAGCAAGCTTTTGAGTACTTTGTGAAGAAGCATCAAAACCTGTGGTTATTTGATTAGCATTTTTTATAACAGTATCGAAAGCTGTAGCAAAAGTATCCGCAGTAACAGTAAATTTACCAGACCCTATATTAGCTAGAGCATTGTTTAATAACTCTAAAGCTTTAATAGCTTCTGGAGATTTAACACTGATTACATTAAAGAACTCTTGTAATGCTTTTATACTCTCATGTATTTGGCTATTTGCCATAAGTTATCCTTCGATAGCATTTTCTGAAATTAGTATTGAGTTACTTTTGCTATCTTCTTTATTTTTTCCATAAACTCTATCAAGCCAATTATCTAAGTCACTTGAAGTACCATCCCATATTATTTTATCTGTAGGTCTTTTATCTTTAGGTAATTCACTTAGATTATCAACTTGCATTCGCTTTCGTATAACATAAGATATTGTATAAGGTAAGTAATTTATTTCTGTAATTGAACGATCAAAAGGAATTCCTAATCCCTTTGAAACAGTCCATAAAGAAGCTATACCATTACTCCTAGCTATTTTTTTAAAGTTTCGGTGGATATTTCTAAATCAGAATACGCACTAAAAATCTGTTTCTTTATATCCTGTGGTAAATTATCAAACTGTTCATAGTTACCGAAGTAATGTGTTATATACTTATTGTCACGGTATACACTTAGAAATACAGTCATAGACCTAAAAGCATCTAACATAGTAGCTTCACATATTGTATCTATAACAGCCTTCTCATATTTTTTATACAGAATTTCTAAATCTATTTCACCTAAAGTTTTCTTTTCTTTTTCTATAAACTTGGTTGTTTTTTCTTTTAGGATTTCTGCTCGTTTTTTACTCCAATCATCTACTACTTTCTGATATTTTTCATGGGCTTCTAAATCAGCTTTCTCAGAAGGTTCAGTAGGTAAAGGTAAATCAATCTCCTCTGAGACCTGTTTATAAAAAGTTTTAATTTGAGTTGCTAAGATAGCTTCTATATAAATTTCCCTGCTCTCTTCATCATAGGGTAATATATAAGCAAACCTTTCTTCTGAAACTTCTTTTCTAAGATTCTCTCGTAACTCAGCACTCTTTCGTAGAGCAAATACTCTAGCTCTATTTATATCAGCATCCCCAGCTAATCTTATATATAATGTTACTATTGTATCACCTTTACTATTTTTTAAGCTTAGTTTCTTTTTCCACTCAAAAAGTTTAGATATATCAACATCATTTTTTTCAATTGACTCCATTCCATACCTCCTAGTTAAAATTAAATGGGGCTATAAATAAACGTAATAGTCTATATATAGCCCCGTCTTACTACCTTTATGCTATTTTCAAAATTTTATATTATGCTCGTGCACCACTGTAAATAATACATTGAGCATCATTACTCTTATAATTAAATGTTTGTGTAATATTACTATTAACATTAGCCACAAAGCTATCGCCTTGGACAGAAATGTTAGGTATGTAAATTGTTTTCAACACGGTATACGGTGCTTCGACATCACATGGGTCTATCAATTTAATTTCAAGAGAAACGCCTGAAATCGCACAACCTTTACCGATTTCAAATTCAGTATCTCCACCATCAATAGAACCTGTTGTTAGTAATTCTATAAGTTCAGTATCTGTATCTAACACAGTGATCTGACCTTCTACTGTAGGAACTTGAGACTGATAACCAACAATACTTCTATTACCGAGTTCTTTTACAGCTTCTGGTTTTAAGTTACCATTAATTGAAACTGACTGAACTCTCAAAATATCGTTAGCACCTATCAAAATATCTACGTCCTGTCCACGAACAGCAACTGCCTGAACAGAGTCAGAAATATATGACCAGTTATCTCCAGCAGGATTAGCATGATATACAGCTACTGCTTGGCTAACTCTACTGTCCCCTGTAGTAAGGGTTGTACCAGAAACACTATATTCACCAGTAGATGGACCTGCTGACACTTCTGTCAAATAATCACCATCTAAAATAACTGAAAGTAAATAATCACCGTTCTTTAGTTGAATAGGTGTTTCGCTTAATGTAAAACTTGTTGTTCCTGATTCAAAAGTATCTACAACAATATCATTTTTGAACCACCGTCTTTGAGAACCAATAGCTACATACTCTTCTGTAGACTCACCATCAATACTATAGTTGAAAGTGAAATCCCTAATCTGTAGTTTTTTTCCATGACCTGACTTTACATAATCAGTAGCAGTAGCACTTTTGATATAAAATATTGCATCTATTTCACCAAGATTTGCTATATCAACTCCAGCACCTGGATAAGCATCCGGGTCTGTACCAGTCAATGCGGCGAATATCCTAATACCTACATCAAAACCACTGAACGTTACAGTAATTTCTGGAATATCATTTACTGTACCTGCGTGTAGATTATTACCAAGTTCATCAACATCTGTAGAACTAACATTTGCGTCTACATTCAATCGCTGAACCCTAGAAAGGTCTACAGAACCTAGCCGGTTAACAACGGAAAGTTTTACCTCTTTCGATGGAATTGCTAATCTTTTAGCCATTTATTTAGCCTCCTTAACAAGATTCATATTCTGTAGTAAAAGTAAGTTGGGCACGCCAGTAGAGCATATCATTTACATCTGGAAATACTTTTACTAAATGTAACTTTATATTATAAGGTAGAAGAACTCCTATTTTAGTTGGTGAAACTTCGGGAGGAAATCCTTCATCATAATCGTTAACTTCTACCCCTTCTTCAATATTATTTAATAATCTATATCCCATACCATCCCGTTGTGATTTATTTTTGGCAAATATATTTATCGACCAAAACCCAGTTTTAGCACCTATGTTGTTACCCAGCTCAATTTGAAAAGTTGTAATATCTTCCCTTTCTATACTTATTGTCGGCAAAGAAAGAGCTTCCATTGGAAATTCATCCTGAACCGTTAATGAAGTAATATCACTAAATAAATTACTTATCCAATAATACATAGCTAAATCTTGTTTCTTCTCTAAATACATTTATTAATATCTCCTTTTTGTTACAATACCTATACGCTTACCAAACCGTTTACTATCTCGAACAATAAGTTGCATTCTTTTATTTAAATAATCTACTTCCATGACAACATCGTTCATATTAAATTCTGCTAAACTTTTAAGAATTGTATCTAATTCAACCAAGGCATGTTCATATTCTTTACGTAATGTCTCGGTGTATTTATTATCCCCACTAAATTCCTGTGTCCTCGCTAATTCAGTATTGATATATGTATCCATTAATCGCTGGCATTCTATTTCAGATTTTTCTACAAAATTTGTAGGCAAAGCTACAGGATAAGCTGTGCCCTCATACCCGGGCATATTCACAGAACCCTTATCTAAAAAATACCAATATCCTGCCCCACTGTCTAACGCAAGTCTGCTATTAATTATACCAGTATACTTACCAAAATCAATTTTCTTTTTACTAACAAACTTACCTTTACTCTTTTTAGTTTTTATAGCGGGGGCTGGTGCACCTTCTCTAGCAATTTGATAAAGTTTTTTCCAATATTCAGAACGTTGCTCTGGAGTAAATTTATCACCCTTATTCCCATAGTGTACAGCTTCCATCCATTCTTCTGGATAGCCTGCTGTTTTATATGGTTCAACTGTTACAAATACTTTCTTCATACTATACTCTATAGTAAAATCAAAAGTATCTTCTTTCAATAAACAAGATTCTAATCTTCTCTGTAAAGCGTACCATTCGTATTCTTTATTTACAACAATAGCCTCTCTTAAATGCTTATCTAATATCAGAAGAAACTGTGGTAACAGTGTATCAATTGTAGAAATAGCTAAAGATTTAAAATCTTTTTCTGTCTCTTCTGTAACAGCTAAATCATGGTAAGCTAATTCCCACTCCATTTCACTAAGAGTTTCTTGTAAATCAGATACATACCTCTTAGCAGAGGGGGTTAGTCTTTGCCAATTATTCAGCTCTGAAATCAGGTCGTTGAACATTTTCTTTTTCAATATCTCCAAATATTAATCGAATTATCGACCTTGTATAATCATTAAAATAATCTAAAATTAATTTTCTAACTTTAATAAAATCTTCAGAATCTTTATCTATAACATTCTCAACATCATCCAAAAGAAGGGCTTGAAACCTCTTAGTCTTTTTTCTAATGAATGTTATTGTATCTATAGCATCGAGACCATTTATTATAATATTAGTGTCATTGAGCTTAGACATCTTTTTTCCTCTCCTCTAAATTAATTATAATCCTATTTATAGACGGTACCCCTCTATAAATAATATTCTTTTTAGCCATTTCCTTATCATCTACTATAAAAATATCGGATATATCAACGACATTTTTATTTGTATCTGTATACTCAATTTGAACTTTACAATCACCTTCAGCTAATTGTCCCCCCGATACCCAGCCGAGTTCATCTACTTTACCCCAAGTTACATGAGCATTAACTGAATAACCGCTAACAGTTTCAATCCAGTAAGCACCTTCACAGGCAATACAAAAAGGGTCTGTAGATAAATTAGTTGTAGGGTCTAATGTACATAAAGAACAGGCGGATATAGTCGGTACATTTATGGTTATATCTCTACCTATGGCATTCCTTATATCATCAATTACTTGCTTGTAATCCTCCACCCACGTTATGCTCATTTTCTTCTACCTCAACTTTTACTTCTTCCGTTACAGTATTTTCAAAAACTCTTGCCCATCTTTTTGCAATAGTTTTCCATGAGTATTTGGAAGATGTAAATTTTTTATATGATTTTTCTTCCAGTTCTTTTCTGAGGTCTTTATCTGTATAAAGCATTTCCATCCCCTTTGCTACATCAGCAGGATGTACTAAACCTCCAGTAGTATTAATATTATCTTGAATAATCGCCTGTCGTGGCTCAATAAGAACCCCACAATCTCCAAATAATTCTAAACAGGAACTATGTGCTGGAACTATTTGAGCCGCTCTGGTTACTGTATGTTCCATGCTAACTAATCCCCACCCTTCTCCTACAGAAGTATTAATACCTATATCAGTTGCATTATAAATTTTATTTAGTTTCTCTACAGATTTTCGCTGAACACCGTTGGTCAAATCAGTTAAAATAAGACGATTAACTATACCATAGCGTTTAGCTAATTTTGCTACATTTATAGCGGCGTCTGTATTACCTCCATGATAATACATTTTAACATTTAAAGGTTTATCGCTGGAGAATATAGCAAAAGCTTGTAAACTTATATCTATCCTTTTACGTGGTTGATTTCTATTAGCATTTAAAACTATAAAAGAATCCTCAAAATCTTTGGCACCTTTCGGATAAATTTCTCTCTTTACTTCTAATTTATTTTCTAATGGATAAAATATTTTCTTATCAATACCATGTGGCATTATTTCCACAACCATTTTAGGATTTGCTTTTAATACAACATCTTTAGCAAATTCTGTATAAACAAATATCTTATCAACTATATCAAAATTAGTATACCATTCAGGATCATGATCCATTGCATCTATTGGAAAATACACAATTATTTTTGGTATACTTTTATTTTTAAATTCTTTTAATGCAAATGTTTTTTTAATTTCTTTTAGATAAGCATTAATAACCCACGCATCATTTAATAGGAATATAAAGTCATAATCGTCTTGTAACAATAATTCTTTTATTCTATTATAACCATATATATTTCCTTTAGAAAAAGCGGGAAATATTTTATGGGAATACTCATGTGGGTCTCCAAAATAATTAACAGCTAACTGTGCTATTTCAAATTTTGTTTTCGGTAAATTATCTATAATACCGTGCATTACTCTGGAAAATCCCGTAGGCACTACACCATCACCTATAAAAAAACCTTTCAATTTCCTTTCCATCTTTCCTCCTTCTATATGTTGTCTCCATTTTCATACTTATTTTTTAAGTAACCGGGCAACGATCCTTTATAAGGTTGAGCTAATCGTTTAGTTGGTGGTAATAATAAGTTCTCTAATTCATTAGTTAAGTTCTTTAATATTGTACTTTTAGTTCTATACTTTTCAAGATTAGAAAAAGAAATCTCACTATCTTTCCAAGATACTGCATCCCAACTGGAATTCTCTAAAGAGCCTTCTAGTAAAATTATACAAGCCATAATCAATAAAGCTTGTTCATCTTTATGTTCAATTACTGGTGGAGAATCAAATAAAAACAATTCAACAGAAGCTGAATTTCTAGTTACTACATAAGAATCATCTAAAATATATTTATGATTCCACCAGTTGTTTAAAGTTTTTAAAGCTGAGATTAAAGAGGCTCTTATCCATTCATCTAAATAAGAATAACTTTCTGAATTAAGGTCACCCACACGTAATCTTACATATGGGATTAGGTAATCTAAGTCAGAGCTTTCAGGGAACATTTATACCTACCTATTTTAATCTTCGGACTCTGCTTCCTCTTCTTCATCTGACTGAACAAAAGTAAGTCTAGCCTCTATTAAATTAATTATTTTTTCAGACTTTTCTAAGTCACGTGCTTTACTCAATACTCTAAATAAAATGGCGGTAGATGTCATTTTCTTTAATGCGTATTTGATGCTAAAGAATTTACTCATAAGTAATTCTTCTATCTCTTCATCTGTCATTATATTAAAATTCTTTTCTTTTTCTTCTTCTTCCTTTTCAACAGACCTATCGTATTCAATGATATTACCCTTTTCTAAATGGTATCTATTCATTTTTCTAAAGAAAGAATCTTCTGATTCTGACCACACATCAACAACAATTTTATCTAGATTAATTTTGTGTGCAAAGGGATTACCTTTTAAAATTAAATCTTCTGGATTTCCTGTATATGTATTCATTACACGTACATAAATTCGAGGTACGCATACCTTCTTATAAGATTTAAAAGGTAAGCCTACCTGCATTGCAGATACTTCATTTGCTGTTTTATTTACTACCATATACTCCTCCTTTCCTAAGTATAAATGGGGGATAGTTAATCTATCCCCCTACTTTCCTATAAAAATTATGAAGTAGTAACACTCAAAACATAAACGCCCTGAGCATTATCTATAATCATACCAAATTGCTGATAAACTTCTACCATCCACTGTGGGGGTGTAGGATTCATATCAGTCCACTGTTTCCACTTGGCATCACCGTAAGTAATAAACTCACCAGCATTTTCACCAATAACAAGAATCTTATCTGCTGGTAAACTAATAGCATTATAATCATCAGGATTGTCATATACCTGATCTAAGAATAACAGAGGAACACCATAATACTTACCTACCTGACCACGTTCAAGAATTTCCTGAACTTGGGTAGGAATCTCAGTAACATTTGTTCCGTCTGACCAAAAACCTGCAAACTTAGTAATAGGTGTCATAGCGGCTCTAGAGCCAACTACAAGTTTGGCACCGGGTGTAACTAAATTAATTTGGTCAATAGCATCTTCTAAAGCTGTAGCGGTAATTACTCCGCCAACATCTGTATAATTGTCCGGGGCATAAGCTTCGGTCCATACATCTGTAAGTGCTGTAAAAACTTTAGTAAGATAAAAATCTTTCAACTTAGCAAGCATTTCAGATTTAATTTCCTGAACACTTCCTATATCTCCATTTTCAATATCCCACTCATTATAAGTAACTTTTACATCAGCACCGTCAAGAATGTAATTCATTCTTTCAGATGTAGTAACCTCACTAGCTAAGTGCACAGAACCTGGTACTAAAGTTCTAACTTTAATACCTTTTCGTGTTTTCTTAACAAGTGCGTCACCGGGCTTTAAATTTCTTGTGTTGAGCATCATTCCTATAAAGTCTGTAGTAATATGGTCTGGACCTACATACTCAACTATGAGTTCAGCAATAGCATCCCTGTTGCCACTTTCTACAACAGATGCCATAGCTTTTTTCAGTTTTTCATCCATTATAGCTATATCCTCCTTTATAATGTTCTGAATGTCAGGGTAAAGTTTGTAGAATCAAAATATTCCACAGTACCTATAGTACCTGAAGCATCATATTGTAATTTTCCTGAATCGTCCGCACCGTCATCCTCTGTATTACACACAGACAAGTTTGCACCTGGAGTAAGGTCTGCACTATAAACAAAGTTACCAGAAGTAACTGTAAATACACCCCTGTCTAAAGCCAAGGCTAGTTCGCCTGATGGAATAGTCTGAGGAGTACTCATATTGCCCGGATGTGTAACGTAAACATCAGTATTGAAAGGTGTTTGAGCATCTTGATCCCAGCCACCTCTTCGAAGAGCATAAGTATTTGAAGGATATGTAAGTAGTGGAGTTTGCCTATTATCTAAAGCAAATGCAGAAACAAACTTGGCTTTAGCGGCATCAGTAGAGTTTGCAGGTAATTTAATACCGGGCAAATCAGTCCTACTGCCAAAGTCATGGGAAGCACCTGCATTAGTAATAACAACCATTCTCCCTTCAACAATAGCTTCTGTAGCGACTACACCTACTATATCAGTATATTTATTGATTTCCATCTTGGATTACTCCTTATTTATTTTTTTCTTCCCTAAGTAATCTTCCGATTTCTTTAGGGCTTAAAGTATCTTTAGTATTCTTAACAAAGTTTGGAACATTCAGAGAAGCACTGGATTCATTCTTCTTCGCAAACCCAACTAACTCTTGGATGAAAAAGTCAATGGAAGTATCTTCCATAGCCATAAACATATCACGTTTCTCGTCAAAATATTTATCATCCATTTCCAAACCAGCTTCTGAGAACTTATCTTTAATTGATTTAAATTTAAGTGCGTCTGCTTCCCTTGCTTCTGCTTCTGTTTTAAAGGTTTCTAATTCTACAGTTTTTTCTTGTAGTTCTTCAAACTCTTTATTCTTAGCAGTAAGCTCGGCTGTAATTCTTTCAATTTCAGAATCCTTCTCGCCAACTACTTTTTCAAAATCGGCAATAGAAGCTTTGGATTTATTTATATCTTCTTTCAGTGATTCGTACTCCCTTTCTGAAATTTCAACTGTATCCATTTTTTTATTAACCTCCGATTTATTTTTCTGAGCAAGTGCTAATACTGGAGTTCTCCCCTCGTAAGCGGGGACTCCCACAAGTGTTGCCGCATTCATTGAAACACCTCTAAGAATTTGTATTCCACTTTCTGACTCAGATTCTGTATAATTTAATTCCCATGAAATATTTAAATTATCTTTATTATTATAAAGATGTTTAAGTAAGTTAACATCTTCGGGTCTTTCACTAGCCCAAAGAGCAGCTAATCCGATAATCTTATTACCTTCTATAGATAAATTAGTTATAACGCCTATAGGAAAAGCTTCGGCGTGCCCTTCGCTTATCTTACCTGCGGCTACTTTCAGGGGCATATTTATCCCTGAACGAATAACATTATTGAATTCTTCTTTAGGAATCTGCTGTTTATTACCATTAGGCACATCATCTAACAATACAAACTTCATCCAACTAACATTAGGATTAACAGTGATACCAGCTTGCGTATAGTTTTCTCCATTCTCCTTAATTAATTCTAACTGTTCTGACAGAATAATGTTAGTTTTTATAGTATCATTCACCTTTTTCGTCTTTTTCATCTACTTTCTCTCCTTCATTATTATCTGGAACATTGGAATGTGGGACTGGACTAAAAGCTTCCAATCCATTTACTTCTATAAAGTTTTGCTCTTCTAATCGTTTATCCGCTTCCTTTGTCCAGTTATATCCAAGAACTTCTACTAAGGAATCTCTAGAGATATTGCCCTGCTCATATAGTTTTGTAAGCATTTCAAAGAAGTTTGAAAAGTCAGTTAGATTTATAGGTTTAAATCTAAACAAGGGTGCTTTAGAAAATTTATTCATATCTACTATATTATCTATAATATCCTGAATAAAGTACTCTAACTTTTCTCTAATATTATCCATTGTTTTTATTGGAGATAACATTGCATATGAAGCATCAGAAGTGCCTGTCTTTTCTACCTCACCTGTCACAAGTATTCTAGGAAAACCAAATGCGTATAATATATCTTTATTTATACTATCATATTTACTATCACTAAGTAAAGCTTCAACATTTGGATATACCCATTCTATATTAAGTGTATGATTACCAAAAAGTTGAAAAACTCTTTCAACATTTTTATTAGAAGAATCTCTCCATAACATTTGAGTTCGTAAATCCTCTAGTTGCTTTTCATTTTCTTCGACTAATGGAAAATCTTTATCACCTAATTTTACCAATTGAATAGCACTAATAACTCTTGAAGCTATGGAATAATCCATCTTTCTAAGATTTCTTTTATGTTTTAAAGATTCTAACGCTGGATATAAATAAGGTATTGGATATGTTTCACTAGACATTCTACGTCTTTCTATAACAAGTGGGTTATCTAGTAATATTTTGGTTTCCCCATTATTCACCTTTTTAACAAACTCTGGATACATTATTAATAATTGTTCATATAAATCTTTATCAACTTCCCCTGTAGAATACTTACCTTCATTTTTAATAAAGAAAATTATTTCATCTGGTACTTCAACAAAATAACTACTCTTTGAAGATACGAAACTTCTTTTAATAGTTATTGTTGCAGAATCTCTTACCCACATATCTGTAGGTAAAGTTAAAGCAGATTTCTTTTTTATACCATAATCCCTTAACTGTTTTCCTTTAACTGCTGTGTAATGTATCTCCGGAATAACTAAACCAGTTAGTAAGTATTCTAACGCACATTCTTCTATAAATTGTTGAATATCTCTTTTGATAGCTTCGAATGCTCTGAATTCATTTTCCTTCATTCCATTAGAAAAGAATTCCAAATCTGTTATACCAATCTCTATTAACTTATTAACAACAGTTGAAGCTAAAGGGTCTCGTTGATAAAAGAATCTGCATAACTCTAATACTTTTTTATATTTATTTAAATCTTCTACATGGAATTTATCTACATCAGTAGAATCCCAATAGAAACCGCCCCCAGTAAAATCAGTACTAATATCCATAAAGGCGGCTTTAGCCGTTCCTAACTTTATAACACTATCTTTTTCTTTATCTATATTTTTTTCTTTTTCCATTATAACCACCTTGGGGCTAAAAGTTTTCTAGACTTTCTTAATAATACTAATTCATTTGCTTGATGGTAAGCAAGTATTCCACAAAGCATTGCGGCTGTAAAATGATCTTCTCCCTTTTTGCCTCCTTTTGTAGTAAGTGTTTTATATACAACCATTCCTGTTGGACCTTTTGTATAAGTCATTCTTTCAAGTTCTGAAATTAATTCTAAATCCGTTGAAGAATAGACTATCCTATGATTATTGGAATACTCCTGTAAGAGAGAAACAGAGTAGGGTTTTACTTTTTCAGATACTTCGTTACCTTCCGTATCTAATCCTACAGCTATTGAAGCACTGAAATTCACAGGAACTACACGCTTATCATAATTTTTATTTATGTATTCATTATCCGATTGCATATGATGTACTGTAGCTTTTCCTGAACTACCCTCATCAATACCTATTAACATTGGTCTGAATTTACTATCTAAATAATCTATGATTTTTTCTTGAATAGGATAAGATACTTTTGATAGTTTTATTCTGCAATGGATTCTGAACTCTCCACTAGTTGTTTGATTGAAAACAACTATAGCGGTAGGTTCTGTATAACCTAAGTCTATACCTATAAGCGAACCAATACTATCTGAAGGAAGTGATGGAATTAAAGATAACTTACTTGTATACTGAGATAAATCACCTTTTAAAGATACTCCATCTAAATTTGTTTTGTATACTGGATATGTTTGAATTGAAAACAGACGCCTATCAAAAACAGAAAATGTAGGGTTACCATGCCTACCTAAAACTAAATGGATATAATCTTCTCCGTCTTTACCACCATATTGTTTTATATTTCTAACCTCGTCATCCTCAGAATATCTTGGGTTTTCATGTGCACTGATTCTATGTTTAGTAAACTTATCATCTACTTCATCTGCAAAATACAATACATTATTTTCCCTCAATCCTGTAGGAACACCTGATACCATAAGTTTAAAACCTTCTACCCATGTATTCAAAGTAGGTAACAATTCTATCCAAGTACCCCAAGGATAAAATCCGGCTTCATCTAGCATTATCATAGGAGTGTGCATACCAACAACATTTGCACCTGTACCACTTTGACCAGCTATACGACAATCCAGCATAGTTCCATTTAATAATCTAATAGTAAAACTTGAAGAATTAATTCCTTTCTTTGGATTAATAAAGTTCTTTAAAAAAGAATTTCCTCTTAGTTTCTGGGTAAGTAAATTAAATACTGGCTCTAAGTGTACTCTATTAGGTACTGTATATGCAATATACTCTGTTCCATATACTCTATTTATTAGTACCCATAGAATAATTTCTGAAATACTTTGCGTTTTACCGACAGCACGTCCACAACATAGTGCTACATAAGAATTAAAATCACATATAAATTCTCTCTGATATAGAGTTAATTCCCAGTCCTGTCTCTCATTATCTATATTATTTTCAAACTCTGCAAACATCAGAGGATGTTGTATAACTTCTAGTATAGCCATTTCCTCGTAGGAAAGTTTTTCTACAATAGCCATGTTAGAACTCCGGAACCGCTTCTATATTTTTCATCCCATTCTCTACTAATTCGGGATAAGTTAAAATGACCTTTTCATCACACCTATCACAATAAAACCAAAACTTATTCTTAGAAGATTCTGGATATAGTACCCAAACACTTCCAATAAACATTTTGCATTTAGGGCAGAAAACTCTAGCGTATCTAGATTCATAAAATTGTTTAGCTCTATCTTTTAAATTATCTATGTAAGCAAGTACTGATTCTTCTCTGTCACCTTTTCGTATACGTCTAGTTATTTTTAAATCTTCCTGCATTTTAGAAATATCAGCTCTAAGATTATTCATTATACTTGAAACTTTTCTAATCTGTTCAATTTCATTAGATTCGCTGTTACCCATCATATCTCTTTGTAGCCGATAAGTATACTGTTCATAATCTTCTAAGGCAATCATTGAACGAATCAATGAATCTAAAGTACCCATATCATTTACTTTCAAATCATCTATATCATAATCTTCACTAAAACTTTTTAATCTTTCTTGTACCCTTGTTTCAAACTCTTTACTTTTTAAACTTTTATCTTCAATCTTTCTATAAATAATATCAAACTCTTCGTCAGATAGCTCTTGATACTGTCTTAAATTCCTTACACTCTCCTTACTCTTAGCCATGTCTGCACCTCCAGTAATTAATTATATGGGGTTCTAACCACCTTGTTTGAATATTTATTTCAGATGGTAAATCTAATCCAGAAGTTAATGGATAAACATTCCCATTGTAAGGCAAAGAGTAAGTTTCTTTCCCAGGCAATCCTCCCCACTTACCTATATAATAATTCTTATTCATTTCAAAATACTGTGGATCAGAACCGCCAGAACCTTCATGTATAGTTCTACTCCAAAAATGGAAATAGTAAGCATTTTTTAATTTACAAGCATACTTACTAAGTCCTTTTAAATATCCCCTAAAAGCATAATCGTTATCTTCAAAATAGGCTGGATAGAAATTTGTATCTATATAACCTATTGTTTCAAATACCTTTTTAGAAACCAAACCCATATTATGAACGTCTATTATATCAAACTTACCTACTAAGATTTCTTCTGAATAACCTTTAAATAATTCCCAAGGCTTTTTCTCTAAATTTTTTATTATATATTTATTAGTATTGATGTTTGATTTTATTTGCGGATAATATTCTAATAATTTTTTTATACTCAATTCACTTGCTGTTACCCAATGATAACCTAAATCAGCTTGTTTTATTAATGAGTCTATACTATAAGGATAAGCTATAATATCATTTCCTATAATAATAAGATATTCATAATTATTATTTATAAAAGCATAATCATACAGATCATTCAAAGATGCAGGAAATCCTTTGTTCTCAGAATGTCTTATACTTCTGATATTATTCTTATCTACCCACTTTTTAGTTGGTGTGTCTGTAGGCTTGCCATCAACTATTAAAAAATCAAATGCCGATTTTGTTGTATTTTTTATAGATTCATAAGCCAATTTACTATAAGTTAAATTACCATAAGTAACCATGCCTATTAATGTTTTCGCCAAATTTCAATTTCCTCCTCCATCCTGTTAACAATTCTATTTACATCTGTTACATTACTCCAAGTTTTCCTAGCATTTGTTTTAATATTGTATAGTAAATTAGAACCTTCCAAAGTTCTGCAAAAAGATAAGAAGAAAAAATCTTCCCTATTATAGTTATCTTTTACCTGAGTAAAAACGTAAGGTCCAGAACTTCTACCTATAACACCATTACAGTATGTACTTAAATAACTTATCTCATTTAAGTCTTTATTATTTGGTGCTTTTATTATATCTTCTGTATAAACAACATTATCTAACAATAGTGTGCTAAACTTTTGAGTAAGTATAAATACAATATCTGGATATTTTTTAGCTATTGAATATATAGGTTTATCAAAATTAAAATTAACTGCTTGATCTGAACTAGCAAACCCGTTGCTTACCAAAATCTTTTTTCTAGGTTCATTATCTACAAACTTATCTATATTATCCAGTAACTTATTATCCAAAAGTAAATAGTTTATTGTTGGTGTATAGTGATAAATATCTTTATCAAACCATCTACCATATCCAATATTTTCAAAAATATCATTAAACATATCTTTAAATTTAAAGAGAGCACATCCTATCCCTGGCAAAACATATTTTGATTCTAAACCTATCCATGTATTTATATATAGATTATTATTAATAATATCAAAATGTTTTCCAAAAGGACATGTCTTACTAACCTTCTCATAATATAAATTAGGGACATCTTGCAAAAGTAATTTTCCGTGCGGATGTTGATATATAACTTTATCAACATTCACAACACGCATAGTATCTGAAACAAACTGTTTAGAGTTGAAGATGTCCCCATTACCATAAATATTAAAAAATATTAGATTTTTAAATTTTAACATTTTTAGAAAATTCTTCCACAACTTCGGCAATATATTCTTGCTGACTATATGTTAATTCTGGATAGCTTGGAAGAATTATTACCTCCTTGTTTAGTAGTTTAGCAGAATCTTCTTTGCCTTTAAACTTTTCTTGCAAATGTTTATGATAAGATACAGGGTAAAATAAAGGTCGAGTTTCTATATTCCTATCTTTAAAAAATCTATACGCATCATCATAATTAGAGTTTCCTCTAATTCTAATTCCAAACATCCAGTTAGAATGTTTAGTATTTACAACTTCTATTTGAAATCTAACTTTAGGATTCTTTCTTAATAATTTTCTATACCGACTAAATACTATATCCTTCTTATGAGCTATCTCTGGATAATCTTCTATTTGAGCATATAACATAGAAGCACTAACATTATTCAATCTATAATTATATCCGAGTTCATCATGTATAAATTTTTTTTCTGTTTGACCTTGACCAAATATCTTTCGAGCATAGTCATAAATTTCTTTATACTTAGTTACAAAAGCACCGCCTTCTCCACAAGTTATATTTTTATTTCCAAAAAAAGAAAATGTGGAAAATACAGACTCTGTCCCAGCATGGTTAGAATTATAATAACCACCAAAAGCTTCGCAAGCATCTTCGAAAATAATTTTATCTGGAAACATTTCTTTTAGCCTATAAACATTTATAACATTACCTAAATTATGTGTTACATAGATAGCGTCAAATTCTTTTTGTTTTTCTAATAAATGTCTAGTGCTCATATTCCAAGAACTTAGGCTTGCATCTATAGGAACAAACTCGTAATCAAAATTATCATACAATAATGAATTCCATACAGACACATAAACATTATTAGGAACAGCTATACGCTTTACTTGCGGATAAAATTTATGTAAACACTTAATCATTAAATGATTAGCTACTGTACCATTACTTGTAAGTAAAACATAATCACTATCTATAAATCGTTTTAGTTTATCCGTAGCAAAATCTACATACATACCATTAGAAGAAATCCAACCACTCCTAATTGCACTTTCACCAAACTTAATTAGCCTTTCCGTTATATAGGGTTTATATACGGGTATCATAATGTAGCTACTACTATATCATCTTTGGCTAAATTACTATTTTCGTAAATAATAGAATATTCAGGATTGATAACTTTTAACATTCTTATAATTCTATGTTCTGTTACATTTTTCCATTCATTTATACTACCCATTAAACTTCTATTATTGACTAAAATAGTATGTATATTTAATTTATGACTACGAATAATATCTAACTCATTTACTAAAGGCATTGTAGCAATTCCCTTCTTTTTATTTAAGGCTGGGAAAGTATAACTATCTAACCAAAATGTAACTGGTACATCAATATTATCTATAAGTTTTTCTAATACCTCTAAAGAATCTCCGTAGTAAAGTTTTACTTTTGTATTATTAGAGAATTTCTTTTTGGCTTTTGTATAATAAGGTTTATAAACTTCTATTGAATATATTTTTGAAAAACTTTTACAACCCAAAGCAGTTGCTACACCACCACCTAAGTAAGTTCCCGTTTCTACAAAAATACTATTCGGATATTTATTCAAAACACTAACAGGTAAACTCATTGAATTATTCTCCATTCTAATTATCCTTCCTTGTGGCTGTCATATTATAGTGTAAGGGTTGTGGTTTTACAGTTGAGCAGTCATAATAAATTGTATCAAATTTAATATTGTAAAAATCTTTTTCAAACATGGCTCTCAATCCCATTTCAGAGAATCGCCAAAAATCAGGAAAGGGTTGATGTAGCCTAAAATAAAATGGAGTGGATAAATATAACCTACCTTCCGGTTTTATTAAGTAAGCTAAAATCTCAGGCACTTCAAACGCACGTTTAACATGCTCTATCACATCTAAAATTAAAACAGTATCAAATTCTTCTAAGTTAAAGGCTTTATAAGCTTCCTCTATTCCTATATTATAATCTACGTCTGCTTTTTCATAAGGGTCTATAGAAGTATATACGCACCCTTTTTGTTCTATTGTTTCTTGTGTATTTACATAAAAACATTTTATAGGAACAAACTCATAAACCATTGGACCTACTTCTAAAACATTTCCTGTTACTTCTTCGAAAATAGTTTTCGTAATAAAGTCATAAATGTGTTTTCGTATATCAACGGTAGGTACATCTATTGGTTTCTCTCCTAATTTATTTTCGGCTATTTCCATCCTCTCCTCCTAATATGACTTATGTTTTTGTTGTACAATTTTATTAACTTCTACAACCCTTTCGGCGGCTTGCTTTAGAAACTCTAACATTTTGAAATCTATCTCATCTATTAAATCATTTCTTTGCAAGTTTAAATCAATTCCTTTTTTAAATTGTTTGTATAATTCTTCCATACCTTCATCATTATAATATCTATTTTTAAATTCTTCAAATGACATATGTCTTATTTTATAAAACATTTCTTGAGCGTTCCACATTTTTAAATTTACTATAGATAATTTATCAACAAGGCTTCCAAGTGTATCACTCATGCTTTTCTCCTAACTAATTCATCTAATTTTTCTAAATCCTCATAAGGATTACAGCTTCTATCATCTACCCAATAATCATAATGTACTTTACCCATCATAAGTATATGGTAATTAACATTGTTATCCTTTAGCCATTTAGCTGTCATTTCATATTCTTGCCAACCTCTAGCTGTATATATTATAATTGTATCTCCCCTATTATAAAGTCGATTAATATAACTTATAATAGTATAAACAGGTAAAGCTAAACTTCTTTCAAATGTCGGTTTTTCAGTACATATTGTACCATCTAAATCGAATACAAACTTCATGCTGTTAACCTAAAAACATGATCCCTACTAGAGCGAACTAATTTAAATCCTTCATGTGCTTCTAAATTTTTTACTGGTTTATTTTCTATATTCTTTTTAAAATTATTTTCTAAGTATGTTATAAAGTCTAAACCGCATTGAATACTAAATGTACTTCCACCACCAAATCTAGAATTTATTTCTATAAGATAAGGCTTATTATCTTTAACAATAAATTGAAAATTGCAAGGACCGGTTACACCAAAAGTTTCTCCTACTATTTTAGTAAGATAAATAAGTTGTGGATTATGTACTGATTTACTTATAATAACTTCACCATAACCAATTCTATCTCTAGTCCTTACAACACAGTCTATAAACTTTTTAGAAATACAATCAAAGTAAGCATCTACAGAATATTCTTCTCCGTCTACATACTTTTGAAATACATAACCATTTTTTTTCACAGTTTCATATTCTGAATATGTAAGCTTTTTTATCCCTAAAGAGGAATGACCATTAATAGGTTTCTTTATAACTTTCTCACCACTCTCAACCGAAGGGTAAATATAATCAAAATTTTCTTTCATAGCTTGTTCAAAAACTAATTTGTCATAAGACATTTCAGCCACAGTAAAAGTTTTAATAGGAAATTTACTTAACATATATTCATCATTAAAAAACTCCAAACTGTATAACCAACTAGCACTATCCATCAAAGGCACAACTAAATCAATATTATTGTTATCTACTAGAAAGCGTATGGTTGAATTAAACTTTATACTATTTTTAAATTCAAATTCAATTCCTTGATACATTACAATAGAATTTCTAGGTAGTTTCATTAGTGGGGAAAATCTAGGTTCTAATTCAGTAGCGTAGATTCTCCAACCATTAACAATAAAATGTAAAGCTAATTCATATCTCCTACCACCACCTAAAAATAAAACTGATTTATTTAAATCTATAAGGTCATCTTTTTTAAACATTTCCTCTCCTTACCTATTAATAGTAACATATTAAATAGAAGGGTATATAATACACTACAACAACAATTATATAAACAATTCCAAATATAGATGTGTATATAAATTTATCAAAAGTTCCCAAATCATCTTTCAGCTTCATAATTTTCCACATCCAACGAAGAAAATTAATAGACATAGTAATAAAAAATAAAAACATAATTATTGCTAACAGCAGTCTTATATAGAGCATGTACTCCACCCACAGCTAAGACAAGTTAAACATCTACCATTTCTTAAAGTTATAGCACCACAAATAGGGCAGTGGATATAAGCTTTATCATCTGACTCTAAAGTTTTTTGTTCAATACTCTTAGAATTACTTCCAAAAGTTTCTAGTTTTTTTTGATTTTCTATTAGTAATTCGTTATTATTTAACATTTTTTCTCCTTTTTCTTTTACTATCATCTTTAATATTATACCACAAATCTGTAGTATCTTGTAATATTTTATGTAATTCTTCTTTATTTTGTATCTTTTTAAAACATTCTTTATGGAAAAAGATATTCCGATAAGGAATATCTATACCATACATATAATAATCGTCTGCTAAAAATATTGGTTTACCACAATAAGGGCATCTATTTTTTCTCAATAGCGTTCTCCACTTCTGTTACCTTTAGCATATGAGAATAATCTTTTCATAAAGTTTTCAGATAACAAACCTTTACTACCTGTCATAAGAAAATTAAGAAGCCTATTCAAATCACTTCTCGCCATAGGTACATAAATAATATCGTGTTCCTCTACATGCTTATTTCTCTCAACAATTGTTTTAAATTTTTTACCACAATAGTAACATTTATAATCCATTTCTTACCATCCTTCCCAAAGCTTCGTGTAATGAATAGGGTACATATTTATTATTTGTATCTACTCCAACATCTAAACGGTTATGCCTAGATGTTGATTTCCCATGAGTATGCCCATGAAAATGTAAATGTCCTCTAAAAGAACCAGCCCAACTTTCTAAGGGAAAATGCGACAACACAATATTAATACCCGTTACTTTTATTTTATATATTGGTTCTAAAAATTCAATTTTATCTTTTAGTAATTTATGTTTTATAAAATGCTTTGCCCAATAGTCATGTTGTAAAGGTGAATAAATAAAATAAATAAAACCATTTAATTCATTAATAATATTATAAACCATCTTCCAATTACCAAATGAAAAATCCCCTAATTGATATACTATATCTTTTTCACTCACAACACTATTCCAAGAATTGATTAATGCAGTATTCATTTCTTGTTTAGAACTAAAATCACGATTACAATAATTTATAATTTTAGTGTGATTAAAGTGTTGGTCTGCTGTAAAAAAATATTCCATTATATGTCTACCTCCAAACCTATGGTTTCTTTTATTTTTTCGCAATAATCCTTGTTCAATTCATAGCCAATAAAATCTCTATTGGTTTCTTTACAAACTACACCAACAGTACCTGAACCTGCAAAGGGGTCTAACACTAAGTCTCCTTCATCAGTATAAGTCATAATAAAAAATTCAACTAACTTCTTAGGGAAAGTAGCTGGGTGCCACTTATTTGGACTATAAGCATTTATAATATTATCCACATGAATTACATTTGATGGGTAAGCTTTTGTTTTCCCTTTAAAGTTTTCAAATCTAGGTTGTATCATACCACTATTATTATTTGATGCACCTGAATATTTATTTTTAATTCTTCTATAAGTAGCTTCTTTCAAAGGTACCATAACCCTTTCGGGGTGCATTTTAATTCTATGATACTTTGCAAAATGATAAATAGGTTCCCAGCCATTTTTAAACCTAGTATAAGGTTTGCCCGGAAAACCATTCTTAGTCCAAACCAAAGTATCTACCTCATTCAAATCAGTTTCAGTACATAATCTATAAACTAATTCTTTTACATAAGTGCTTTTGTATTTTGTCTTTTTAACTGTATGCTCTTTTATATTCAAAAAGAAAGAACCTGTAGGTTTTAAAACTCTACTTATCTCTCTAGCAATAGGTAGAAACCAAGATACATATTCAGTAGAATCTATACCACCATAAGTATCCTTTCTCTGTTGAGCATAAGGTGGTGATGTAAATACCATATCAATAGTATTATCCTCTAAACTTTCCAAGCCTTTTAAACAATCGATATTATAAATCATCTGTCTCCTTCCCAAAAAAATCCTTCTATATGGTCACTACTAAAAACATCATCTATATCGCATTCTTCTGCAACAATGTCTATAAGAGTCTGTAACTCATATAAATCTAAAGGATTAATTGTATTTTTAAATTCCATGTTATCATTTATAAGTTGAGTTAATAAATCTAAATTATTAATAATAGCACTAGCTAAAAATATTCTTTCGTCATCTTGACTTTCTTCTAACTGGTTTACAATTTCTAAAAGCGTCGCTCTTAGCATATCATATGTGTTCATTTTTGCCTACTCCTTTTATTTTTTATTAAAGATAATCCATAATAATTTGTCATAACTTTTTAGTTGCATCAGCATAAGCTTCAAATTTAAAATACACTTCTGCTTTCGTTATATAAATGTGCATCGTAATTTTATAATATTATACCACTGCTTTTTATTATTGTCAAATACCAATTTTTAAATTAATCTTACATTTTTCTTAAAATGTGGTATAATTAATTATAGATAGAATAAATAAAAAAAATAAATACTTGACATTTAAAAATAAATATGGTATAATTGTGTCGCCAAATACTGCGAAATAAAAACAATCTAATTAAAAAACGAATTAAAAAAAAATTAGATAAAAAAAATTAAATAAAAAAAACAATTAAATATTAAAATAAAAATAAATAAAAACAAAGTATTTAACCTTGTATTTATATTATAGCACACTAATAAAAAAATTGAAAGGAGTTTTATGAATTTATTTAAAATCGAAACACTTAGTGATATTGCTAATTTTCAAAAAGATTTATCTACTACGGAATATATTATTTTAGATATTGAAACTAACGGATTAGATTGCTTTTCTAATGATTTGCTTTTAATACAATTAAAATTAAATGATAATTATTATTATGTTGAATATCAATTTGCTGATAAAAAATTGGTTTATTATCTATTAGATTTAATTGATGCTTCTGGTAAAAAGGTTATCGGATTTAATATTAAATTTGATATGAAATTTATATTAAGTAAATTAAATATTCTGCTAAGGAATGTTATTTGTATTATGTATACAGAAGTTATTTTAGAAAATGGTATAGGTAAAAGATTTTATTCACTACCTGAAATTGTTTCTAAGTATCTTGACATAGAAATGTCAAAGGATGTTAGAAATGATTTTATAGATTTTCCTAAAGAATCTCATATAAGTCAGCAAATGATTGAATATGGTTTAACAGATGTTTCTTATTTAGATGAAATATTTAAAAAGCAATCTGAATTTATCCATAAAGATAGATTAGAAGAAGTATTAGATTTAGAAATGAAACTACTACCTGTAGTTTGTAGTATGGAAAATGAAGGTATTTCTTTAAATAAAGATTTATGGTCAGAGTTAGCTAATAATGCTAAAAAAGAATATGCTTCTTTAGAGAAAAAAATAAAGGAAAATATTTTATTATCTTATATAGATACATTGGATAAGGATTTATCTATAACAGAAATTTGTGATAATCTTAAAATAAGAATAACTACTAAACGAGAAAAAACAGCTTTAGATTTAGTAAAAGATTATGATAATAAAAAAGAAATTGTATTAGAAAAATTTAATTTAAATTCTAATGCTCAATTAAAAAATTTATTAAATCTTGTAGGAGTACCTGTAAAGGATGTATCTGAAAAAACATTAAAGAAACTTATAAATCAATTTAGTTTTCTTGAAGATATTATTTCTTACAAGGATAAAGCAAAAGCTATATCATCTTTTGGTGAAGGTTTCTTTGATTATATTCACCCAAAGACTGGAAAGATTCATGCTACAGCTAATCAACTAATGGCTCAAACAGGAAGATTTTCTTATAGTAATCCTAACCTTCAACAGATAAAACATGATAGTAAATATCGTGAAGCTTTTTATGTAGAAGATGGTTATAAGATAATCGCCGCAGATTATTCTCAACAAGAATTGAGATTGTTTGCCTCACTAACTAGAGAGCCAAAACTTATTGAAGCTTTTGTTAAAGGTATTGATCCACATTCTATGACAGCTTCTATTGTCTTTGAAAAGGATATTGCTGAAATAACTCCAGATGAACGTTCTATAGGAAAGGCAGTTAATTTTGCTATTATCTATGGTACAACATCTATGGGAATGGCATATAATTTTTCTATCCCTTTGAAAGATGCTGAGAAATTTTTAAATAAATTTTGGTTAGGTTATAACATAGCAGGATATTTTGTTACAGAAGTTAAGAATAAAATTATTCAAAATTATTATACTAGAACTCCAATAGGAAGAATAAGAAGATTTGAACAACAAGTTATATTTAAAGATAGAGGAGATTATTATAGACATACAGAAGCAGTTAAACGAAAAGGTTTTAATACAATAGTCCAAGGATGTGGTGCAGATATTGTAAAGTATGCTCTAGTAAATATGTTTAATAACAATCCTTTTGGAGACAAGTTTAAAATTATACTTACAGTACATGATGAAATTTTGGTAAAAGTTTCTGATGATATTGTAGAACCCGCTAAAGATTTTGTGATTAAAATTATGGAAGATGTGGAACAAATATTTTTAGGAGAAATTCCAGCAAAGGTAGATGGTAAAGTTTCTACATACTGGAAACATTAAAGGAGGAAAAATGGAAGATGGAATACTTGAACTATTGGCTATATTAAAAAGCATTGTTGAGAATGAATTTCCTAAGTTGTGGGAGATTTGCCAAATGCAAATACAATCAGAAATAAATGTCTGTCTCGGGTGGATAGGTTTTCTTGTTTTAGTTATTTTATTGTTAAGTGTGGTATTTGACCTCGATAATAAACTGTGGGAGACAGGCGTGGTAGCCTTTTTATGTGCATTAATTATATTTATTTCATTAATAGTTTTACCATTTTTATTTGAAAAGTATATACTTTTATCTAGTAACCCTGAATACTATGCTTTATTAAGATTATCTGGTATATTAGGTTTGGGGCAATAACTTATGGAACAATTTAAAAAATTTATGCAATCAGATTTTGATGAATTAATTACAGATAAAGTAGAGGATGTAGAAGTAATCCCAACAGGTTCGTATAGTTTAGACATATCTATAGGACCGGGAGGTATTCCTAAAGGTAAATTTTCTCTTGTATATGGACCCGAATCTAGTGCAAAAACAACACTATCATTAGGGATATGTAGAGAAGCTCTGAAGCAAGGTGATAGTGTTCTGTTTATAGATGTTGAGAATCAGCTTGATTTAAAATATTCTAAAGATATTATAGGGGCAAGTTTTGATGAGAATAAATTTATTTTAGTACAACCAGAATTAGCTGAGGACGCTTTTAAAATAGCTGAACGTGGTATTGAATCGGGAGAATTTGGTTTGGTAGTAATGGATTCTATCGCCGCCCTAGCACCTGAGAAGGAAAAGAAAGATGATTTTGAGGACGCAAATGTTGGACTTATTTCGAGAATGCTTGGGAAATTTTTTAGGCGACAGGCTTATCCAGTCAGAAAGAACAATGTCGCTGTGCTATTTACAAATCAAGTAAGAGATACTATTGGAAGTTATGTTTCAACATACAGTGTGCCCGGAGGACATGCACTTAAACATTATTGTTCTTTGATTGTAATGTTATCTAAAGGAGTTAAGATTGAAGTAAAGAAAAATATTATAGGATTGAATGTAAAATTTAGTGTAAAGAAAAATAAGATAGGTGGTATACCTTTTGCAGGTTTTACAATTCCAGTAATGTTTGGAATGGGAGTAGATAGTTATCTCGACCTCTTGACATTTGCTTCACAATTAGATATAATATCTCGTAGAGGTTCATTCTATTATTATGGTGATGCTAAGTTAGGTCAGGGAAGTTTTGATGCCAGTAAAACACTTATGGAAAATAAAGAAATACTTGACGAAATACTAAAAGAGTGTTATAATATGGTAAATCCTGAGTTAGCTATGAGGAAAGAAAACGAAGAATAATTTTAAGAAAGGAGAAATTTTATGGATAGAAGTTTAGGTATGGAAAGGTTATACTCATTAGGTAATTATAAAAATATTAAATTTTCTAGCTACATTAATGACTTACCAGAAGATATAATGTTAGAACCCTCTGTTGTAGGAAAGCTAAGATTTATGCAGATGTTAGAAATCGAACTCTCATATAGAAAATATATACAGCTTTCAAAAGAAGTTTTTAATAAACTAGAGGAAGGTGAAATAATTGAAAAGCTAGAAGAAGTTATGGATAGTAAATTATCTGAATTAAAAAGTTTATTAGCTAAAGTAGAACCACCAGTAGAGTTAAAAGCAGATGTAACTTTGGAGGAATAAATGATAGACTCTAGCAGTCTGGTGGTACCATTCGAAGTTTTTATAGCAGTTATTTTAGGTAGTATTATTAATTTTTTATTTATTGTATTACTACGATACTTAGTCAAAAATAATAAAATATAAGGAGATAAAAAAATATGTTTGCCGATACTGGATTAAAAGATGGTGATAAAGCTCGACCGAAAATTCATTATTTACATACGACACCCGGACATCATATTATCCGAATTCTTTCCGAAAAAGCACATAGAGTTGATATGCACTGGGTAAATGGAACTTCTGTACAATGCTTGGGAGAGGAGTGTCCACTGTGTGAAAATAATAAAATTATTAGAACAGAAAATCCTGATACCTTTAGAGAAATTTCTGGATATATTCCTTACAGAAAAACTTTTTATATAAACATCTATGATAGAACACCTGTGAAAATTTGCCCTAATTGTGGGTATGAAAATACTAAAGTTGAGGGTGGGGCTTTTCCAGCGGTATGTGATAAATGTCAAACACTTATTGCTAGTATAGAAGCACATCAATCAAATAGTATAAAGGTTTTAGTTAAAGGTGTTTCTGTGTTTGACCAGTTTAATGCTTTATATGCTTCTGTATTAGATGAATCTGGAGAACCCGTTTCTCTAAATAAATACGATATTGATTTATATGTACAAGGTGTAGGAAGGAATACTAAAATTACTGCAATACCTAGAACGGATAAAATGGATGTAATTGAATATAAAGAAGAAGATTTATATGATTTAGAAAACATACCATTGAAACTTTCTGCGGATGAAATTTTACAGTTACAGAGAAAAGTTTCTTTGCAAGATATTTTCGCCGCTCGTAGGGCTAAAGAAACTTCGGATGCAGTAATTACAGATGTAGGAGAACAATTAGAGCTTATACCGAAAGATGTTAAAGAAGAACTTAATGATAGAATAAATAAATTCTTTTAAAGTTAAATGGGTAGTAGAGTTAAGTAAACCGATTTCCTACGGGTTTTTATTGTGGGTTCAAATCCCACCTACCCATTTTATAAAATAAATAAAAGGAGGAAAATGAATACAAAATATATACTACATTTATCCGGAGGAAAAGATTCTACAGCTTTACTAATCTACATATTAGAAAATAATTTGCCTTTGGATGAGATCATATTTTGCGATACAACCAAAGAATTTCCTGATATGTATAACCATTTGGATCAAATTGAAAAATCTTTGAATGTTTCAATAACAAGACTCAAAGAAAAATCATTTGATTATTGGTTTTATCAGCATAAAAAAACTAAGGGGAAGAATAAAGGAGAGTACGGATATGGATGGCCGTTCATGGGATTGCGGTGGTGTACAAAACAGTTAAAACAATGGGTTGCAAATAAATATATAAAATCTTTAGATGTTCCAAATATTCAATATCTTGGGATAGCTTATAATGAAAAACAAAGAGCTGAAAAATTTATTAAATTAAACTATTCTTTTCCCCTAATAACTGGGAAAATATCCGAAGATGAATGTCTTAGAAAGGCATATTCATATGGGTTTACTTGGAATGGGTTATATGAAAAAATTCCAAGAGTTGGTTGTTATTTATGTCCATTAAGAAAATTATCAGGACTAGAAATAATCTACAATGAATTTCCTGAATTGTGGGAAGATATAAGGTTTCTGGATAGCAAGACATCCAGACCATTTAAATTAGGGTATACTTTGCAGGAAATTGAAAAGAAATTTTCTTAAATACTCTTGTATATTTGTAAATAGTATGGTATATTTTATAAAATAAATGAAAGGAGGAAAAAATGGACAAACCAAAAATAACAGACTTTATTCCAGAGTTGGTTGAAGCCTTAGAGAAAGAACTCACTGAAGCTGAAAAGAGGTGGGGTGATACTTGGCTAAATAGAACTAGAAAAGGTCAAGAAGGAAGAGACGAAAAAAGATTTCAAGACTACTTTGACCAGTTTAAATATAATGGAATACCAGTACCTTGGTTATCAATTATAGGCAATTCTTTTATTTGTTGGATAAGAGATAATCACCCAGAATATTTTCCAGATTATAAAGAGGATTAGTGGATAATTTAAATAAAGGTTTGATAGATGTTTATTTAGAAAAATTAAATAATTCAGAAGGTAGTTATGGTAAAATATTAGCTCAATTTTATTGGGAATTATTTAATATAAGACCCAATAGAAATGACATTGTTAGATTCAATCAGTTAGTTAAATTATATGGTGCTAAACGAGTGATATTTGTTTTACAAAGTTTATATGGTCAGGATAATTTAAATACAGATAATCTATACGGACTTATTCGATATAAATGTAGTAGAGATTTATTTGCTAAAGCTAATACAGTTGTATCAGAATCATTGATGTCAGATATACAAAAAGTTAAAGAACAATTATACGGAGGTGCTGATGGATAATCTGTTTTCAACAGATTCAGAAAATTTTGTTTTGGGAATTTTAATTAAGAATCCTGATTTAGTTTATAAAATAAAAAACTTAGAACCCTTTATGTTTTCTTCACAGCAAAATTCTTTAATATATTCTACTATTAAGGATATGAGAGATAAAGGTTTAGTGCCAGAAGTTGATTTAGTATTACAGCATTTAGAAAATAGTGGTAACTTAGAAAATGCAGGTGGCTCAGAATATATAAAATATTTGCATGGGTTAGATGGTATTAGTAGTAATCTACACGAATATGAAAGATATGTTGTCCAAAGTTACAAGACACGTGCACTATTAAATATATTAGGTAAATATAATACAGATATTATAGTAAAATCTAATATAGAAAAAACTTTAAATAATTTAAAGAATAATATAGAAAAAATTTCTACTACAGCGTTTGGTGATGATACTGTTTACTTAGGAGATTTTTTACCAGAATCTTGGAAAGAGATTGTAGAAAGGGCAGAGAATCCGGGCATTCGTGGAAAGACATTTGGGTTCTCTAACTTAGATATTATAACAGGTGGTATCAGCCCGGGAGACGTTAATCTTATAGCGGGTAGACCGTCTATGGGTAAGTCAGCTTTTATATGCAATACAATTTTACAGGGTGCTAAACAAGGGAATAGGGCTTTGATATTTTCTTTGGAAATGAATAAACAAACCCTTGTAGAAAGAATGGTTGCTATAGAGACTGGAATATCTTTATCTAACATTCGTTTAGGAAATATTAAACAAGAGGAGTTAGATAAAATATCAGAAGCTATTAATAATCTAAAAGATTTACCTATTTATATAGACGCAAATTATTTTGCTGATTTAGATTATTGGGAGAACACAATTAGAAAGTATAAAAATATTTATGGTGTAGATGTTGTATATACAGATTATTTACAATTACTTGCCGAAAGGAATTCAGATGCTACGCAGGAACTTGGAAGAATTTCTCGTAGAGCTAAAATGTTAGCAAACGATTTAGAGTTAGGACAAATTCTATTATCCCAATTAAATCGTGAAGTAGAAAGAAGAGACGATAAACGTCCTATCTTATCTGACTTACGACAATCAGGTAATCTTGAAGAAGATGCTGATTTAGTAGCTTTTGTTTATAGGGATGAAGTCTATAATAGTACTACTAAAGATAGAGGAATAATGGAGTTTATTATAAGAAAGCATAGAAATGGTAGGACTGGTACAATCTTTTTTAAGTTTGACCAAGAGATAACAAAGATTACAGACATATAGGGAAGGAGGTTGCTTATGGTAAATGCTAAAAGAAAGGGTAGTGCATGGGAAAGGGAAGCTGTAAAGATTTTAAATAATGCCTTTGGCGAAAGATTTAAAAGAGTTCCGGGTTCTGGTGCATTGGGTACAATGCTACACGAATCTATTTTAGTTAGTGATGTAAAAGGTAAATTTAATTTCTTACCAAGACCCATTCGTATAGAATGTAAAGTGGGCTATGGTGGAAGTAAACAGATGACAATAAAAAAAGAATGGTTAGATAAAGTAAAAGAAGAAGCCGATTCTGCATATTCTTTTTCAATGCTAATGGGTAAGTTTAGTGGTGCTAGAGAAGGCACTAAACATTTTGTTGTTATTGACTTAAATACTTTTATTGATATAATGAAGATAGCCGAAAAACAGAAAGCCATTTTAGATGAGGTATACGATGGAAAAGAAAATTGATTGGGATTCTCTTTTAACTTTTTATAAAGAAAAGCTAAATGTTCCTGAATACATTGTTTTTTTATTAAGTGATTATAATATTTTAACAATGTGTTGCACTGGTTTTTCTAATGAACTTATCTCTGAATTCTTAGATGTGGATGAATCTTCTGTAAAAGGTGTATTAGTTGAACATTTTGATTTCAATGGTTGGAAATTGAACCTTGACAAAAATCCTTTATTGGTGTATAATAATACTATTACAGAGATTGAGGATAATTTTTCTACTGAATTTATGGATAAATTTTATTCTAATCTAAAAGAAAATAATTTTAGCGGTGATGAATTAGAGATAGCTTATAACATCTGTAACATCTTAGCTAGAATAGAAAGGAATATCAATGAGTACTACTCTTGAAAAATGGTTACCAGATTTTGATGATATGTCTAAGATTGTAGAAGAATTGAGAAACTTAGACATGCGACGTGCTTCCTTAGAGTTTCAAATTAAGAAGGGAGAAATGATTGCCTTTACAGTAGCAACAGAAGATAGTCAGTATTTTGTGGGTAATAAACCACCTTCTGCTACATATATAAATAGTAAATGGAAATACGGAGGAATCAATAATGAGTTATTACCTCTGAGAAAGGAGTTAGGTGAGTTAGAAGTAGAGATAGATAATACTAAACTTAAATTAGAAATATTACGAATGAAGATAGAAGTATGGAGAACAGTTAGTGCAAATGAGAGGTTGTCTAGATTATGAATTTATATTTATCAGCTTCCGCTATACAGGATTATGTTACATGTCCTAGAAGGTTTTATTATAGATTATATCATTCAAAGGAAGCAGAAAAATCTTTTGCTATGGAGTTTGGAAATTTAGGACACTTTCTAGCAGAAAAATATTTTGAATGGGAAGGTTTAGATGACCATGATAGACTTGTATTTTGTAATGAGTTTATAAAAAATAACGAGTTACTATCACGGCTTAGCAGACAAACTGTTAATGATAAGATATTATTATATACAAAAACTTTAGGTAATTATACAGAACTTTTAGACAAAGATGATTTGGTAGAAAAGTTTTTCAAAATTAAATATAAAGATGATTTATATTTTACAGGTAAACTTGATAGAATAAATCCTAAAACAAGAATGGTTATTGACTGGAAAACTTCTAAGAGATTACCTCCAATGTTATTTGATAATAATTTACAGTTTATATTTTATAGAAGGATGTATAAAGAATTATATGGATGTTATCCTTCTAGTATGTATTTAGTATCGCTGATAAAGCCAGCCATGCGAACGTTTAAGCCGAATGATTATTACGAAAGTGTAGTGTTTAATCAACTTATACCTTCGATTTATAATGACTGGAAGAAAAATAGTTTCCCTAAGTTGGGCTATTTTAAAGATAAATGGATTTGCGAATATTGTTCATATAAAAACTTTTGTTCATTGAACGAGGAGTAGGAAATGAGTTGGTTAGTTGAAGATTATATAATGTCTATGAATACTGTAAAGGAAGCAAGTGATTTTGAATCACAGGCATATGATGAAATAATCGCTATTGAAATGGCAATAGATGTATTATCATCCTTACATATACTAACTGACAAGGAATTGAAAGTAATAAATTTACTGAAAGAAGGTAATTTATATGCTGATGTTGCCAGAAAATTAGGTTTAGCTAGACAAACAGTTCCTATAGTTTTTAGAAAAGCATGCAATAAAATTGCAATACATTTAGGAAAGGAATTTACAGACGAAGGTTTTAAAGCTAAGATGATAAATAAGTATAATCTATCATCTTCTGAAATTAAAAAGATGGACAAGTATATGAATAGTAGATTTAAACACAGACTGAAAAGGAGTTAATATGGCTAGGAAAAAAAATAATAGTGAACCTCGATGTGTACATCGACATACAATTAAAGAACACCCCTCATGTTTTGCAAAGGGCAGAGTAAAACCAGCGAAGTTGGAATCGGGTTGTGTACCTCAAAAAGAACCTTGGTTCAAGCAAGATGATTATAGAATAGGTTATCTTGATATAGAAACTTCTAATTTATGGGCTGACTTTGGTATTATGTTATCATGGTGTCTCAAAGAAAAAGAAGGCGAAGTATCATATGATATTATTTCAACAAAGGATATTCATAACTATGGTAACGATAAAAGAATAGTTGAATCTCTTATTGAAGAAATGAAACGCTATGCTATTATCTGTACTTATAATGGAACACGATTTGATATACCTTTTGTAAGAACTAGAGCATTGTATCATCAAATGGACTTTTTAAATTATGGAGATATTTTCCATTGGGATTTATACTACACAGCAAAATCTAAATTAAGAATGACAAGAAAATCTTTAGATGCTGTTACAGATTTGCTTGGTATTCCAGGCAAAACTCCAGTACCTAGAGAGACTTGGAGAAAAGCACAGTATGGTCATAAGGAATCTTTACAATATGTATTAGACCATAATATTGCAGATGTAGTTATCTTAGAAGAACTTCATAATAAATTATTACCATTTAGAAAGTGGATAAGGTCAAGTATATAATGAGTGAAAAAGCTGACCCTAAATTTGTAAATACAATTTTATATCACCAATATGACCCTAAAGATAAAGTATATGTTGCGTATAGTATACTAATTCTTGGAAGGAAGTCGGAAAAAGATACATGGGAATATGGTACATTTTGTGTAAGAGTTGCTCACGATAGTGTCAATGAAGCTATCGATGGTGTAAATACTGCTACTAGAAGAAGATTTGTAGATGGTTTTGATGATAGCTTTTTTGAATATGATACCTATCCTGAAATAAGTTTTATTGAGGATTATCCTTTTGTTAATATAAATATGGAGAAATAGGTGAATAAGAAATATATAATTTTATTAGGAGGTAAGGCAGGTGTTGGAAAGACTACTACCGCAAATATTTTGCAAAAGCTTTTTGAAGATTGTGGAGTATCTAGTTGTATTTGTAATTTTGCTAATACTCTTAAGAAAGTCGCTAAAGAATCTTTTGGATGGGATGGCGAAAAAGATGATAAAGGTAGAAGATTATTACAAGAAATAGGTAAGTGTGGTAGAAATTATTATGAAGATATTTGGGTAGATAGTATTTTGACCTCACATTTTATGGAGGATTATGATATAATTATAATAGATGATTGGAGATTTTTAAATGAATCTACGAAGTGTAAAAATTTCCCTTATCGAAAAACTATTTTAGTTTATATTTCCGCAGAGGATAGAGAGATACTTAAAGGTACACCTGCTTATGGTGATGTTTCTGAAACATCTTTACCTGATAATACTTCAATGTTATATGATTATGTTATTTATAACTCTCTAGATAATTGTCCGAATATAGAAACTCTTGGAGAGGTTGTTGAAAAAACTGTATTCAAAAATTTAATAAAAAAAAGGAGATAATAAAATGGAGTTTAAACTTTTTGATGCTACAGAAAGAGATTTTCAATACTACGATAGTGTTACAGAACACTTTTTAAATGTATTTGAGTCAGGAGATAAACAAGCTGTTATAGCTATTGGTGAAAATCAAGTTGATTTAAACAGTGAACTCGTAGAAGAATTGATTAGAGTTCTTGAAATTGCTAACAACGAGTGGTTGAAATAGTATAAAGGGGAGAGTTAACTCTCCCCTATTTTAACTTATGTCTAAGTGTAAGTATTGTTTTTCTTGTTTGTTACCTTTGTTTATAGAGAATAGTCGTTATTTATACTGTACTCTTTGTAAAAAACTTTATACTGTAAAACCGAAAGGTTATCTTAAAGAAGTTTTAGATATTGATTTAATAAATATAGCAAAAGAAAAATTTGGGAATAGGATTTAAAATGAAATTATCAAAAGCTGTAAATAGAGACAGGAAAAAATATAAAACTGCAAATGCTTCATTGGTAGATTTAAAAAATATTGAAAAGAAAAATAAAGATAAAATGCGAGATACTGATATTAAACGGGCTAGGGCGGAAAAGGAAAAGTTAATAGATAGCTAAATTTAATATTATAGGAGGTAAGTTTTATGGGCAAGTACGATAATTTGCCAAAAGGTTTTTATGTAGATTCGGAAAGTGGTGAAGTAAATTTTGCTAAAGCGAAAGAGTTAGGTTATAAATTTTGTTTAGCAAGAGCGGCGGATTGTGACCAGTTAGTTGAAGGTTCTTGGAACAACGCTTCTAATTATGTAGACCAGAAGTTTGCTGAACATGTTCAAAAAGCATATGATAACGGTTTAATTTTAGGTGCTTTGTACAGATTAGGAACTACTACTGACCACGCAGTTGATTGGAAATCTCCGGGCAACGGTTTACAAGCACAAGCTTTAAAGAAAGCTTTGGAAAATAAGACATATCATTTTATAGTTATCACAGTGCCAACAGTAAATAATACTGATGGTAATATGAAAGATTATTTATTTAATTTTTTGAATGTATGTAGTGAAGTATTTCCAAAAGTTCCTTTAGCTGTAGGCACTTCTCCAGATGTATGGGGATATGGTAATAAACAGATAGAAAACTTTATAGGGCAAGAAGATTTTCCACATACAGTAGTTGTATTAGGTTCTAGGGATAATTTTCTTTCTCCGGGCAACCTACCTTCACAAGGGAACTTAATGTGGAACGAAGGCAACAATGTTCGTATAGGTGATAGCAATTACTTAATGTTTTTCAGGTACATAGGTTCAGAAGGTTTACTTACAGATAGATTCGGTACACCAGTTAATTGGGATTATATGCCGAGTACTAGTGATGAGCCTACGGAACCTGGAGACGAACCAACAGAACCTGGAGACGAACCAACAGAACCTGGCGAGTACACCGGAGATATAGCTAATGCTATAAATGATTTCAATGTTATATTTGCAGATTTTGTATCTGCATATAAAGAAGTTAATCGATTAATATAGGAGGTAAACTATGACTGTACAGACTGCATGGGAAAAATTTAAATCCCTGTGGAGTTCTAGGAAATTTTGGGTTTTGCTAGGCTCACTTGTTACAACATGGGGTGCTTATATCCTTGGCGACTTGGATATTGTTCCTGCTGTTTACGCATCTGTAGCATCTTTCTGTCTATTCTCTACTGGAGTAGCTTTAGAGGATGCTGGTAGAAACATTGGAATGAGATAAGCTAGGAGGGATTTTTTTCCCTCCAACTGCGGGAATAGTTTAGTAGGAAGAACTAGAGCTTTGTAAACTCTCAGCATGGGTTCGAATCCCATTTCCCGCTTTTATAAAAAGGAAAGGAGGAACGTATGAAATATGTTAAAAAGCCTATTACTATAGAGGCTGATGTTTATGAAGAAGGTATGGAAGATGGTTTTATAACTACAGTTTCTGGTTGTGTTACACAATATACTTCGTATAGATTAGACGAATCTTCTGTACCTTATATAGAAACTTTAGAAGGTAAGATGTTTATTAGAAAAGGTGATTATATTATTACAGGAATAGCTGGAGAAAGATACCCATGTAAGCCAGATATATTTAATAAAACTTACGAAAGGGTAGACTAAATGAAATTATATCTTGATGATAATATAAAAATATTAAAAGAACTTTCAGGTATAGAAGTGGATTTAGTTTATGCTGATATGATATATGAAGATTCTAATTTTGAATGGGTAGATTATTGTGAAAATATTTTAAAAGATTCTGGTATATTTATAGTTCAAACAGATTATCATACAGTAGCTGAAATGAAACTATATTTAGATAAGCTTTTCGGTAAAGATAATTTTATTAACTGGTTAATTTATAAACAGGAATGGGGAGGAGTATCTAAAAAATACTTTCCTAGAAAGCATGATGACATACTTGTTTATTATAAAGGAAATAGGTATAATTTTTACCCTGAGAGAATTATGATACCTAAAAAGACAGCAGGCACGGGATTAGATAAAAATAATAAAAGTTTAAAAATTCCCTGTGATGTCTTTGACGACCTAGGGAATTTTTCTACTATTGCAAAAGAAAGAGTTAAGTGGTATAATGGTAAAAACATTCAATGGCAAAAACCATTAAAGCTTATGGAGAGGTTGTTATTACCTTTTACAATTGAAAATGATTTAGTATTAGACCCTTTTATGGGAAGTGGTACTACAGGTGTATGGTGTATAAATAACAATAGGAATTTTATTGGGATAGAAAATGATCCCGATGTTTATAAGATAGCAGAAGAAAGATTGAATAAAGGAAAGGAGTATTAAATGGGACATAATAGTTTTATACCTTATAATATATATTTATCCGGCGGTATGAAATCAAACTGGCAGGATAAAATTATTGAAGCATTATCAGATATTAATGCTAGAATTAAATTTATTGATCCTCGAAAGAACGGTTTAAAAAATCCTGTTAGTTATACTTATTGGGATATTAATTCTATTAGGAATAGTGATATTATATTTGCATACCTTGAATCTGATAACCCTTCTGGTTTAGGTTTAGCCACAGAAGTGGGATATGGTGCAGGTTTTGGGTGCTTAACTATATTTATAAATGAGAAATCTAAAGATAAGCATACCCATTTTATAGAGGAAGTAGCAACACTTTCTTATAGAGATTTAAATGAAGGTATTGCTATGCTTAAAAATATATGTGAGAATGGTTTAGTGAGAGGTATAAGATGATACTATATATTGTTGAATATATTATTGCAATTATTATAGCAGTTATTATTGCAATTATTATAGATAAAGCAAACGATCGTAAATTTATTGAAGAAGAAAAAAACAATTTAGATGAAGGAAAAATAGTCTTGACAAAAGAAGAATATCGTAGTATACTAAAAGAAAGACAGAAATATCTGTTGGCTTATTATAAATTATCGGATATGTTGATTGAGGAAAGGAATAAGAAAAATTAATATGAATAGTATTTTAGAAAAGGTAATAAGTGAAGATTACGAATTAGTAGGTAATGGTAGATGGTTACGTACTGTAGAACATGATTCACTTATTATTGATTCTAAAAAGCAACTTTTCTTTTGGAACTCTAAGGATTTAGCTGGTGATGCTTATACTTGGCTAATAAAAGTTAAAGGTTACAATAATAAAGAAGCTAAAAAAAGAATATCAGAATTAAAAGATTCTGATATTATAACTGTAAGAAGTTTTACAATCAAGGGAAAAAAAGAAGATGTTGTTGTATGTGAAGATTTGGTAGATGTTTTTTGGAGTAATGGGAAACATAAAGGTAATAGAGATTACTGGTATAAGAGAGAAATCTTTGATACTACTATTGACAGATTTAGATTAGGACATTATAATGGGTGGTATACTATCCCTATATATCAGGATAATGAATTTAAAAACTTTCAAATAAGACGGGATTTACCAGAGAAGAAAATAAAATCTTGGTATAGAGGAGTAGGACCACTCTTATTTAATTCTAGTATATTGAATTGGATTTCTACAGTTTATATAACAGAAGGATTAACAGATTGTCTAATTTTAAATCAAGCAGGGTTACCAGCTATTTCTCACAATACAGGTGCAGGTGGTTGGATGCCACAGTGGTTTAAATATTTTATAAAGCTAAAAGAAATTTATGTAGTATATGATAATGATGAAGCAGGAATAAAAGGAAGTAAATTTGTTGCAGAAAATTTAGGAGTATACCGTACTAAAATTTTTACATTCGAAGGTTTCGGAGAAAAATATGATATAAATAAATACTTTTTAGATGGTGGTAATAAGGAAGATTTTAGGAAATTAGTTTTAGAAAAATCTAAATATAGCTTTGCTATGGAAAGGAGAATATTATAATGAAAGAGGCGAGGAAAAATGTTAATGGTTTTACAGTAAAACTTTGGAGAGGTAAGGAAAAGTATTGTTTTTTATTTTCTGAGGGAAGTTTTTGGGATGATACTTCAAGAGAATTAAAGGATGCTACTCTCTGTTCATTTAATTATAAAGATTTGCTTGTTAATAAAGGTCATCTTATTTCAACTATGGCTATCAGAAATCCAAAAGATAAACCTGATACTTATACAGGACAAAAAGTTGCTTTGCGTAGATTATTAAATGCTATACATAATCTATATACGGAAGAAGATTTGCAAATTATTTGGAAAAAATTCTTCAGTCTTTGGGGCAGAGATGAAAGGGGAGAAAAAGTTGAGAAATAAAATTGTAAGTATAATAACTCCTGTGTATATTGATAATGACAGTAAGGTAGAAAAGTTATTAGATTTAGAATTGGAATTAGATAAACAGGAGTCTTTTGAATTTGAATGGGTAAGAGTTTTTGACGGTTGTGATGTTGTAGAGAGCCATGCCAAAAATTTTAAAGTAAAAGATGTTCAGCTTAAAAATAATTATGGACCCTCTGTAGCTAGGAACGTAGGATTTTTTGTATCTGCTGGTACTATTATAGCTTTTATTGATTCAGATGATTTACCTTATAGTAATTTTATAACTAATATCTTGAAAAATTTTAGTTCAAATATTGGATTAAAATTATTATTTTCGGCTTATGAAATTTTTGATACAAGTGCTGGAATCAAAAGTGGTGAGCATAATTTAAATAAACTATTAGATATAACAAAGGTAGATTTTAAACTTCGTGATGAAGTTTTATTACTTGGCTTATCTCAAAATATTAATTTATCTACACCATTAGGTGTAGCTGTTGATAGACAGTTACTCTATTTGTGTGGTGGGTTTCAGCCCGGGATTGTTTGTGGAGAAGATGGTATTACATGGAGACGGATTTTACAGACTATGAACGGCACTAAAATTTTAAATGAGGGTTCAGTTAAAATTTCAGATGATATAGTAGGAACATATTTTGTAAATGAAAATAGCCAATCTAGAACACAGAGGCGTTTTGAAATGGGTGGTTTTGCTTTTGATGGTTCTGATATACAAGGAAAGAATGGACAATATTTAGATAATGATTGGTTTACTACTTTATTAACGGAGAAGTATGATGACTAATAGGATAGATGTATTAGATAAAGGTTATATAGAATTAATTAATTGTATTGGTGATGATGATACTATAGCAAGGGTAGCAAAATTTACCCGTTATACACCATTTGTTCAGGATAAGAAATCAACTAAGATGCTTATAAAGACTCTTATGAACAAAGGTCATACTTCAACTTTTGAATTTGTAGAGTTTACATTTAAAGTAAAATGTCCGATATTTGTAGCTAGACAGTGGATGCGACATAGGACATGGAACTATATGGAAGTTAGTCGAAGAATGGTTAGCACTAAACCGGATTATTTTTTAGATGTAGATTGTATTGCAATAGGTAAGTTAGAAAAGGTATATAATTATATTGATAATGTTTATTTAGAATTGTTACAGCAAGGCGTTAGACCAGAAATAGCTAGGACAATTTTACCTTTAGGTACTTATACGGAATTCTATGCGAAAGTAGATTTAAATAATCTATTAAAATTTTTAGATAAGAGGCTTGATAATTCAGCTCAAAAAGAAATAAGGGAATACGCTGTAGCTATTTTACAGTTTTTAAAAGATATTGTTCCAATGACAACAGATTATTTTTTGGAAAGGAGATAAAATGAAAGGCTTTGGGTTTGATTTAGATGGTGTGTTATATGACTGGCATTCATCTATTTATATGTATGCGAAAAGTATGTATAATTTAAAGGAAGAATCGGATATAGAATTTTTTAGGAATATGGTTGATGGGAAATATACTAAGAATTTTATAGATACACTTATGAGTTATCAACCGTGTTATACTAATATTGTACCTAATAAAAAATTAGTAAAACTTATTAATACAATATCTAAAAATTTTGAAATATATTATATAACAAGTCGTTGGAAGAATCTAGAGTATGTTACTTCTAAGTGGTTAGAGGATTATGATTTTCCACAACCATATAATTTATATATGGATGAATATAAACCAGATGTTATAAGAAAAACATTTTGTAAATATTATGTAGATGATATGCCTAAATGGGGTAATAAAGTTTTAGGAATTACAAACTTTATATATCTTAAAAAAAGATGGCACTATCAAGATAATAATTTAGAAGAGAAATCTTTTCTCATAATTAAAAATATTTTAGAATTAGAAAATAAATTAGACATTTTAGTATAGGAGGTTTTATATGGTAAGATTCTGTAAATTACAAAAATCTGCTGTTACACCTAAAAGGAAAAACAGCACTGATGCAGGAATAGATATTTATTCTAATGAGGACAAAACTATTCCGCCTCTTAGTGAAGCTAAAATCCACACAGGTATTTCAATTGAAATACCTGTTGGTTTTATGGGTTTACTAAAACCTAAAGGAAAATCAAACTGGTTAGTTGGTGCAGGTGTAGTTGATGCACAATATGAACCTGGAGAATATATAGTAAGAATATTTAATCCTACCATGTTTACATTGAATATTAAACACGGTACACCTGTATGTCAGTTAGTTATTATACCTATAAGCACACCTGAATTAAAGGAAGTCTCGAAAAAAGATTTGGAAAATTCAAGTGAACGTAGTGGTAAGGGGGGAATACACAATGCTTAGTGAGAAAGGAGAATTTATATTTAAAAGAAAGTACGCTTTGAATGAGGATGAAACTTGGGAACAGGCTTGTGTTAGAGTAGCTAGCCATGTTGCAAGTATTTTAGGAGACTCTGATGATTTTAAAAAATATATGAAAGAGTTTTATCAGATAATTGCTAATCTATATTTTTTGCCCGGTGGTAGAATCTTAAAGAATAGTGGTACAGATATTAAGAATTTGTTTAATTGTTTTTATATTAATATAGAAGATAGTAGGGATTCTATTTATAAAGTATTAAAAGATTCTGCTGAAATATTTGCATGGGGTGGTGGTTTAGGTACACGCATTTCCGACCTTCGTGAAGAAGGGGCAGAGATAAAAACATCTAATACAGAATCTTCAGGACCTCTTTCGTTTATGAAATTATTTAATTTAACTGGAGAGATAATTCAGCAAGCTTCTAGAAGAGGTGCTCAAATAGCTTTGATGGATATTTCACATCCAGATATAATTAAATTTTTGGAATTGAAATCAAAACCAACAGCAGAAAATTATCAGTTACTTAAAGAAATGTCTGCGAATAGTCGTAAAGAAAATATAGAATTCCCTAACAGGGATGTTGTAAAAAGAACTTTAGTAGAAAATCAATTTACACATTTTAATATTTCTGTGGAAATTTCTGATAAATTCATGGAAGCTGTTATGGAAGATGCTGACTGGAATTTAATTTCCCCCAGTACTGGTGAAGTTAAAGATACTATAAAAGCTAGAAATCTTTTAAAAAGAATTGCTAAACAGATATGGTTATCAGGAGACCCTGGACTTTTCTTTACTGATGCTGTTTGTAGAGACAATATGGTACCATATGTCAGTAATAAGTTAGGCTGTAATCCATGTGCAGAAATAAATTTAATTTCTTATGAACCTTGTAACTTAGGTTCTATTAATTTACACAGATTATATGATAAAGAAATTGGTGGTATAGACTTAGAGAAGTTAACTCATATTGTAGCTACCGCTACTTTGTTTTTAACATTTGTTCATGGAGTTTCTTCTAATCGTGTTGAAGAAGTTAATAAAATGGCTCAAGGTTTACGAAGAATAGGCATAGGTGTTATGGGTTTTGCTGATTTACTTTTAGAAATGGGAGTGCCTTACGATTCAGACGAAGCTGTAGAAATTGCTGAAACTCTATCTGCATATATTTCTTATATATCGTGGATGACTTCTGCATCTATAGCGGAAAACTTAGGTACTTTTCCTATGTATGATAAAGAAAAAGTAGACTTGCATGTTATAGATAAGTTAGAAAAATCGAGTGCTAATTTAGATATGAGTGCTCTTAGAAAACTTATTGAGGAGAACGGTTTAGCTAATGTATCAACTACTGCTATAGCCCCTACAGGTTCAATAGCTTTATTAGCTGATGTTAGTTCTAGTATAGAACCTGTTTTTGGTTTAGCATATACTAGATATATTACAGACGGTGAATCAAATAAAGTGAAAGAAAAGATCATTGAGGTTAATCCTATATTTATTTCTAAATTAAAAGAAGCCGAAATAGATGAAGAAACTGTAGAAAAGATTGTTAAGTATGCTGAAAAAAATGGTTCAATACAAAACTGTAAATTAGTTCCAAATGAAATTAAAAAAGTTTTTGTTACAGCTTTGGATATAGAACCTTCAAAACATATTCTTATGCAATCTGCATGGCAAAAATATATTTCTAATGCTATATCTAAAACTATTAATCTACCAGAGAGTGCTACAGAAACTGACATATATAACTCTATTATAGAGTTATGGAAAATGAATGTAAAAAGTTCTACATTATATAGAGATGGTTCTAAATATTTTCAGATATTGAACGTAGGAAGTGCAGATTAATTATGAAATTCAATAAGGTAACTTTGCCAGTTAAGACAAAAATCAATAGTTCATATTTTCCCGTTAAGGAAATTTTTAATTTGATAAAGTAAGTTAGGAACTGGGTACGCACACTAGAAATATAAAATAAAAAAACTGTGGGAAGAAGATTAAAAACCTTCTTCCCATTTTTTTATACTAAGAAATTATTTAGTTTTAATTTTTAATTAACGTAAACCATTTATTTCTAAGTCTCTAAAATCATTTTCTCTTTGAACTTCTTCCCTATTATGTGGTAAATTTACTTCTACTGCTTCTAGAAAAGGTAGTCCATTATCTTCTGGTAAAATAAAATCCTGAAAATGTTTTTCAGGAAGTTTAAAAGGTTTTTGTTTAAATCTCATATGATTAGAATTTAGAATAATTATATCTTTAGAAAATTTCAGTTTTACTTTTTGCATACTAATACAATACTTTTTAAAATTAGCTTCTCCATAATTTTCTCTTATATCTATTTTGTATTCCTGTATTACAGTATTTATAATTAACTTTATTATTTGAAGTATTTGATAATCTCTTTCTGAGAATATATTCCTATCATCTTGTAATTTATTAATAATTAAGTATAATGATTTAAATCTAGCATAAGAAAGTACGCTAAATAATATTATAAAAGTATCATCACTTAAATCGTATAGTATACTTTTAGTTCTATAAAGTTTAAATATTATATCTATTAAAAACTCTATATCTTCGGTTTCCATTATAGTAATAATCCATCTATTAATAAACTTTGTTTAAAATGTCCATGTATAAAATAATCATCATTTTTATAAGCATATATAAAAGATTTTAATTTAGATTCTATCAATTCTGTATCTCCAAAAGATTTAATAATAGATTTCGTTAGATTTTTATTGTATATATTATGCGTAGCATTACTAACATTATTTAAAATAAGACTATCTAAATAATAATCAATGGTTTTATTTTCATTAATTAAAATATTAGTTGTGTAAAAAGCTCTATTTAAAACTAGTAGGAAATAGTATTGAACTAGTTTATTAAAAAAACTTGCTTTTTTAGTAAACATTAATCTTACAAAATTAAATCTATGTGTATACATATGTAATGAAGAAATTGATGAATATTCAGGTAATAAATAATAACATTTTCTTCCATAAATTGTATTTATTTTTGTTTCACATAAAGTTGTATAAACTATATCAGGGAAAATATAATTACAAAGTTTTTCAAATTCTAATGAATTACCCTTAGAAAGAAAATATAAATATATATCTTCTACATTTTCTTTTTTATATAGGTTAGTAGCATCTTCTCTAAAACCTCCTAAACAAACTTCACTACAAGGACTGTCTACATAAAGTTTAAATTCTTCTAATGTTATTCCTGTATTGGGAACATTTTTTATAAACTTACATAAATCCTCTATTTCAGAATTATTATAAATATCTGAAAGACGATAATTAATATAATCCGTCATAACTATGGTAATAGGTTTAGTAATTTCTTTTTTACTACCTGTTTGTAATAATTTCATTTAGTTTCCCTTGTATAAATCTTATAAAGATTTTAGCAAACTTTTTATTACTATCTCTATATTCTAAATTATTTTGCATAAACTCTGGGTGAAATTGTGTAGTAAATATTTTACTATTTTTTCCAAAGGACATTTCTGAAAAACCTCCGAAATAAGCTACCGTAAGTAACTCTTTCGCAGAATATTTAACAGCTTGATGATGTAATGAATTAACTCTATCTAATTTTAAATTTTCATTTATATTAATATCTTTTGGATAATATAGTAAATGCTTACTAGGATGATTTTCTATATCCACATTTAACTTTCCGCCTAAAGAAGCATGTATAAGTTGATGACCTCTACAAATTCCAAAGATAAGTTTATTATATTTTAATGCAAGATATAAATTCTTTAAATCTATTGAGTCTCTTATAGTATTATAATGACCATTTTTTAGTGTATAATCTCCATGAATTGTTGGTGAAATATCTTCACCACCAGATAATACTAAAAGATCAATATTATCTTTAAATTCTTCTTTATCAAAATTAGTATCTAATAAAGTAGAAGTAACAGGTATTCTAAATTCTTGATAAATAATATTTTCAATAAGTTTTTTAATTTCTCCATAAAAAGAAAGGGTTGAAAAACCTATACAAAGTTTATCCATAAGTAACTGTATCATAAACCTTTCGCATAATACTTGCAGAATCATCTACCCTTACTTCTAAAATATTTTTAATAGACGATTCTAAATAAGTTTCAATTAAAGGTCCAGAAAATTTTTCTAAATTATCTATTACCTTAAGTAAAAGACTTGTTGCTGTAAACATTTTTCCTATTTTTCCTAAATCTTTTATCCATAAGTTTGATGGAGTTCTATATTCAATACCTTTTATATTATCTTTTTTAGAATAAGTTTGAATACGAAGTTTTCCGGGCAATCCATAAAATTCATGCCTATCTTTTTCTAAATAAACTTCCTCTTCAGTTTCCAAAGAAGATATAAAAGCATTTCCTAAAATAATATCCATTAATCTTCCTATTTCAAAATATCTGTCAGTATCTATATTAGATATATGTATATGTCCCCCACCAAATCTTTTATTAATATTACTTGCATCAACTTCTTTAGAATAAAGTCCGCTATAAATATCTAAATCAGGGTCACACCCAAATCTTACACAATAGTTTGCATAACTATCTAAAACACCATCTATGTAAAGAATTTCTGGATTAAAAATTACTGCAGGTTTTATGGTAATACTATACCCAAATTTTCTTACAAGATTTTCTAAATGACCTATTGCATTAGATATCATACTATAATATTCTAAAGTATCCTTTGTAGGTTTTGTATTAATTTCAAATGCCGCTCCATCTTCAATAATTTTATATGAAGATGTTTCCGCAAAAACTGGGTGTTTTTCTCTATCAGATTCTATTGAAGATGTAGTTAGATTTTTATTTAAATGTTTTGTAGTAAAAGGCATTCCCAACTTTCTTAATATAACTGGTGGAATACATTCTCCTAAACTATTTACACAAAAAACTTCTGGATCAGAGCCTATTAAACTTTTTCTATTTACTGACATATTTTTTCTCCTATTTTATTCAACTAGTTTATTAAATTTATATGAAGTTACTTTTTTACCTTCAACTTCATATCTTTTTCTACACTTATCGCAAAAGATAGCATTTGAACTACTTATTTGAATATCTTCTAAAGAAAATAAATCACCACAACCTTCACATTTTATTAAAGCTTCTTTTTCTGAAAATGTTTTTCCACAATCTGGGCAATAAAAAATTAAATTTTTATTTTCAGAATTAGATTTAAAAATAATATCAATACATTTTAGACCATTTAATGTTAATTTAGGCGTTCCATAAAAATTAATAGATTCATTTAAATCAATTAGTGCAAAACTCTTTCTACATTCACTATGGTATATCATTTATAATTTTCTCCTATACAATTTCTACACTTGATATTTTAATATTATATCTATTTTCTATACCACCAACTATTTCATCTACTGTCATAATATTATTCGTTAAAGATGTTTGATAAATTTCTAAAATAAGTTGTTTACTTTGTGCATATAAATTCTTTACAAAAAAACCTAAATTCATATTATTATAACCTTTTATTTTATGAATATCTTTAACTTTACAGTTAGTATAATTAGTATAACTATTTAAAAAAGTTGTTAATAGTAAGTCTTTTTCACTTTTACTTACAGGAGTTATTATAGTAGGTATTGGAGGTTGTTCTTGAACATTTCTTCTATAAACAAATGTTTTAACTTTTTCAAAAGCTTTTTCTAATTGTAATTCTTGATAATTTCCAAAATTAGGATAATCAAGATATTTAAATAATCCCCTTATTGGAGATTGTATTACTAAATCTACCATATCTTTTATAAGAAGTTTTTCATGTGCATAAGCATAACCTATTAAAACTTCTTGCACAACAACTGCTGGATTTAATCCACTAGTTCCTGTAAAATTAAAATTATTTTTATAAGTATTATAAACTGCATAAAGAGTTTTTGCAGTTTGTCCAGAAATAAGCCCTAATCTAGAATCTATTGAAACTAATATTTTATCTTTATTATCTATATGATTATAAATATAATTTTTATGGTTTTCATTATTTTCTAGTAAACTATATACATTAGAGTTAATTGTAGTAAACCATAATTCATTATCTTGATTATAATAATATAAAAATACTCCCCCAGTTCGTATATTATAAAATACTTGTTTAATATCTACAGTTTGTTTATTCATAAATTTTTCTATAGCATATGTACCAGTATTTATTTCAGAAGATAAGTAAGTTTTTGTAGTAAGTATTTCAAAAGTTTTTGTTGTAGGATTAGTTACATCAGCTTTGATAATATTATTTACTTTATCAAATATTCTAAAATCTTTTGGACGTTCTATGAGACTAGTTTTAATTTCATCTTCTTCTAAATCTATTTTACCTAACTGTTTTACATAATTTTTATATTTCATTTAAAATTCTTCCTTTTGAAGTTATTTGTATGAGATTGTTTCGTAATAAAAATGGTTCGATATAATTTTCAATAGTATTAGTAGGAACTCCTAAATATTTTGAGAGAGTTTTCAATGAAACAGCTTTATTATTTTCTAGTAATTCTAAATATTTATAATCTACATCAGTAAATCCATCTCTATATACACCAAAAGTATTTAAAACATCTATTGTAAAATCTAATGAAGGGTGTTTACCAGAATTCCTATAATAAACTTTTAATCTTTCTATGAGAGTTTTTACTACTCTAGGAACTCCTCTACTTCTATTAACAATTTCTTCTAAAATCTTATCATCATTAATTTTCAAAAAATGTTTAGCCATATTTTTTAAATCTTTTTCAGTATATTCTTCTATATAAAGAGACATACATCTATTAACAAGAGGTTCAGGCAAATCTCCGATTTCTGTTGTTAGTAGAAAGATTGTATATAATCTTTTATCCATTATATGATATAAAGTTTCTGGAGTTCTCATTAAATGTGCTTCATCTATAATCATTACAGAAGAAGTTTTAATAGGTTTATCTCCAAGAATCACTACATAATCTTTATTAGCTAATTCTGCAGTATAAATTGCAAAAGTAGTTTTACCATAACCTGACCTACCTTGTAATAATATATTATGGTTAATATTCTTTGAAATATCCTGTGAAATATAATACAATTCTGTTTTTAGTTTTTCTTGTCCAAATAATTTTACCATTAAATTTGCAAGTTCCTTTCGAAAAAATCTTTATATAGAAGTAAAGTTTCACCATTTAAAGAGGGTGCAGTATTAACTTCTATAACTTTATACCCATAATTCTTTATAAAACCCATATCAACTCCCATAAATCTTAACGGTAAAACTTCGTAAATCTTATCTACTAAGTTTATTGCTTTAGGAAATGCCTCAATATTTTTTCGTTTAAATGTATAATTATTTTTAGAATTTCTTATAGGATAAGTTTCTTCACTTTCTGAACCATCTTCTGGCATAAAAACTTTCTTAAAAACTTTCACAACTTTTCCATCAAGAACATGTACACGAATTTCGAATTTAAAATCGTAAAAATATGAATAATAATTATACCTATATTGATTAAATTCTTCTTCATTAGTTACTATTTTAATACCCTTTCCACATGAACTTCTAGTAAGTGTTCGTATAAAAACTGGATAAGATTCTGGTAAAATATTTTTATATAATGTAACATTAGGAACTCCAGAAATTTCCATTAATTCTGAAAAGGAAACTTTAGAAGAAGCTTTTATAATTAAATTTTTATCATTTAATTCAGTATCCTGTAAATAATCTCCATTAGTATTTCCCCAACGAATTGCTGGAGAAATTATTTTAGGTTGTAAATAACAATTCATATTTAATAAATTTGCTAATCTTCTTGCAGTAATAATACCACTCTTACTTGTTAAGATATACTTTTGCATATATTCTCCAAAGTTTCTTCACTATTTAACATGAATGGAAATTCCAAATTGTTTTCTTTATAAATATCTGATATTTTATTTTCACCTACTTTTTCTAAAATACTTTTCCAAGCTACTTTTTTACGATCTGTATTACCATCTATCATATTTTTTACTTCACTTTTAACAGTAATTGAAGAAATATTATTTAAATTTAATAGATTAATTTCTTGAGGAGTTTTTGTATTTTTAGATGCTATAAGTAATGCTATCATTACTTCTGGATAAGATAATCCACTTTCATATAATATATTTCCCAAACCTCTTTCATAGCTATTTATAGTAGATTCTGAATAAGTTACTCTAGCATATTCCTTTTTAGTTTCTTCTAAAGTATCTATTTTTATTAAATCTCCATCTTTAATTGTGAATATAGAATTTTCTTCCAAACTATCTACTTTGTATTCTAAATTAATTATGCTGTTATTTCCCATTAAAAATAATTTAGATAAATCTAAAGTAGTAACTAAATCATCTTTTTCTGTATTAATCATTAGATAATTTAATTTTTTTCCATCTTTAAATTCTATTGTAATTATTGCTTTGAATAAAGTTGCAGTTTTTCCTCTAGCAAAATATACTTTATTATCTTTTTTAGAGAAAATTCCAAAAGCAAATTTCCCATCATATATTTCATAAGTTTTCTTTAAAGCCTCTTCCATTGAGAGGTTATTAAGATTATTAGATAAGTTTTCTGCAAAATCTTCTGAATCAGTTTTTCCAGTAATAGTTGTTCCGTCTTTCTTTGTAAGAGTTCCATTATGAACAAGTATCAAATTATCTTTATCAAAAGGATGTGCATTTTCATCAGTAATAGTTGTTTTTAAAACGCTTGCTAATCTTGTATGTAATAAAATACTATAAGATTTATAAGTTAAATTTTGTAAAAAAGGTAAATAACTTTTAGAAGTAGTAGCTTTTTCTTTATCTTTATATAAACTTCCATCAGTTATATTATAAAAACCCCAACCATCTTTATTTTTAACACTATTACTAAGCATCTGAAAATTAATTAATGTATTAACTACTGAAGATTTATTTTTACCTGAGATGTAAGTTATTTGGCACATTTTCTATACTAAATTCTCCTCTATTATGTATATCAATATAGTTAGGTTCTTTAACTAAAATACCTTCAGTTAAACTTTTAGGTTCATAATCTCCATTAAAATATCTTGAATCTGGATTTTTAAGTTGCATATGGGAGATTACATATTCTTTTTCTATAACAGGATATTCTGAATAATCAAACAAATCTAATATTCTAGAAACTAAAGTAGGAAACTTTGTTTCATACTCATCTAAAATGTATTCTAAAATCTCTCTAGAATTATAAAGAGGATTATAAACAGAGTTTATAGCGGAAAAACCTAAGTTTTTTAGTTCGCTATAACTTGTCGATAACATTTTATCTGTAGTTGCTTGACACAAAAGTATTATAGCTCTTATGTCTAAATCATTTAGAGTTTGATTAAAAACTCTATATTCCAATGTTCCATATTTATTTAATGAATAAAGATTTAACCAGTGGTATCTTACAGGATGATATTTCGTTCCTGTGAATTTAATATCACCATATCTTTCGAAAAAATCATCTAAAGTTTCTGATAATATTAAATCAAATGTATTAAATATCTGAGCTTTCTTACCTGAACGAGTTTTAATAACTGATGGACCATAAAGTGTTAAAGGTCTACAATAAGTAAAGTCATTATAAATTCCTCTATGATAATCTTGTAAAGAACCTATTCTATAAAATATAGATTCAACTCTAGTAGCCCATCTTATAATTGATTTTAAATTCTTTAAATTAATATTCTTTCCAATATTAATATGAATATGAACCGAACTTCTTTTATTATCTATATAAGATTCTACACTAGATAATATTTTACAAACTTTCTCTAAATTATCTATAAAATGTTTAGAAGTTGGATTACTAGGTTGAGAAATAATTTCTCCACCAAAAGTATTATAAGAAAACTTATCATAAATAGGTGAATTAAAATTTAAATTAATATCTGAATAAAAGTTCTTTTGTGAGAAAGAAGTTTTCTTTGTTTCTACACTAGCATCTCTAACTATATTCCAATTATTATTTTGAATATCTTGTTTAATTTTATTTGTTAATAAAGTATTTTGAAGTTCTATTTCAACTCCTACAGTATCTATTGCAGGATAATCTAAATTCATTTTTTATTTACCTTCCGCTAAACGCAATCTTGAATTAAAAGCTTCGGAAACTTCTCCTATACTTTTTGGTATAACATATACCAATTTATTATTATTTGATTTGGTTATAATAACTGATGTATAAGAACCATGATAATCTTTTATATTAACCATCTTACCTAATAAAGCAACAGTAACCATAAAATCTAATATTTTATCAAATGTAATAGAATCTCTAGAAAAAGCATCTGTTAATTCTTTTTTGAAGCATTCCATAAAGGACTCTCTCTAATTTCTTCCATATCTTTTGTGGGAAAAAATCCCAAACATTGTTTATTAAAAGCATCGAATTCTTTATTAGAAACTCTATCTGCTATTTTTAAATCTTTTTTCCATAAAACATAACTAAAACCTGACCTATAATTTAAACCAAAATCTATTTTATCAAATTTTGCAAGCGATAAGAAAATTTTTATATCTTCTTGAAAATCTGCTGTTATATAATATATTACAGAATAATTATAAGCTGTTACAATATTTTCTATTAAAGTTATTACTTTAGGTTCTTTCCATGCTCTTACTATACAACCTCCTAAATCAGTTAAAAGACAATTACCACAATGACTTTCAAAAGTAGTTAATCTAAAATCTAAATAATTATAACTATAATCATTAATTACTACACTTAAAGAATTATCTTTTATTCCAGTTAATACTCTTATCCTATTAAAGTTAACTTCTTTTTTTCTTTCTGTTATTAAATTATAAATAAAAATTTTACAATAGTTTTCTAAATAATGTTTTACTTCATCACTTTTAAGATAATCTTTAAATTTATAGTATCCACCATTCATAATAGAGTTTCTATCCATAAGTTTTTATAAAAATCCTTTCCATATTTTTCTGATATTGTTTCGTTAAATTGCTCTATATACTTATTCAAATATTTGGATTTATAATTAATACTAATATAAACTTCATCTTTAACTGTCATAACATTTTGTAAATAATTATATAAAAACATATTACCTTTACTATCTATATAACTTTCTTCGGTTTTTTCTAGTGTAGAACTTCTAGGCAAGTAAAAACATTTAAAATATTTAGAAAGTTTTTCTTTAATTATAGGATATAAATCTAAAGGAACTATATAAATGAATTGTGTAAACTTTAATGCAGAAATAAGTTTTCCAAAATATATATATAAAAGTTTTAAAATTTCACTTCTTTGTTCGGTATTTATTTTACTATTTTTATAGAAATTTGTTTTAAGATAAACTGTTCCACAAACTGTGGGAAAAAGTGATACAACTACTGTAAATAATTTTTTATCAGTATCTTTAGAAAAAATTGTAATATCAAGTCTAGTATAACTTGAATACCTTTCCCTTGTAAGAGAAGTTTTAATAGGTTCGACAATAATATTTTCAATATAGTTTGTTAAATTTTTATCAAAAAGTGCTTTAAAATCAATTTTAAATTGAGATTTTAAATCTCTATTTAGCTGACTTTGTAAAAAATTTTCTTTTAAATTGTATTTTTCAAAAACTTTATTAAAATCTTCTATAATATCTTTAATAGAATCATAATCAGATATTTTCCATCTTTTTGTTGTAAAATTAAAACTACTCTCATTAATTAAGTATTCAAAATCTTTTTCTAATTTTTTAACTAGATTGTCCATAGAAATCTTCCCATAATTTTTTATTTAGAATATAGTATCTTAATATTTGTGAGCCTCTTACAGTATTACTATAAACAAAAGGTTTAAGTATTTTAAATCCACTATTTATTAAATAATAATCTCTAGTACAAATACCAGCATTTACTATATATAGAAGATTATCAATATCATATTTTGTATGAACATTATAAAATAATTTATTAATACCTATTTTAAAATAATTATATTTATCTTCATTAGTAATTATATTTGAACTATATTGTTTAACATAAACATTTAAATTTGCTAAAAATAAGGTTTTCCCTAAAAAATCCATAAATTTACTTTTACTAAATAAAATATCTAATTCTCTAAACTTTATATATACATCTTTTGTAACAGGTGTATAAGAAGTTGATGCACGAGTTATGGTAAATTCTTCATCACCATATACACAGTAAAATTTAAAACTATTTTGTAACATTTTCTTCCTCTAATCTTTTAAAAATATATGGATAAGTTATATTATCACATTCTCCATAAAAATTGTATTGAATAAAATTTTTATAATTCTCAACCTTTGTTTTAGTATTTAAACCATAAAGTTCTCTAACTTCTTGAGAAATTTCTTTTATAGATTTTTCAACCCTTCTTACATTATTTTTATTGTAAGTTATTGTAGTTAATAATTTCATTCTAGTATCCTTTCCATTATATCTTCCAGTAGATTTTCTAAAATCATCTCTGGAAAAAAATCTTCTTCTTCTTCAATTAAAGGTTTTATAATATCATCTGATTGTAAAGTATACATAAGAGTACGTTCGGATATTTTTTTAACAGATACTGTTTTAAGTAAATACCCGTAAGACTCTAGAAAATTTTCTTCTATAGCTTGTTGAAAATCTAATTTAAAAAACTCATTTAAAAAATCTTCAATTAAATATTCTGAAAAATCTATCTTTACATAGATAGTAGAATTCCCAATAATAGTAAAATCTTCTTCTATAGAATAAGAGAAGTTAGTATTAATATTTATTGAATCTATAAAAGTATTCATTTCATTTCAGTTAAATTTAATAAATATTTTCCTTCCAGTTTATTTTTATTAATAAATCTCTCTAATCTTACTTTATATTCTTCCCCATAATATGATATAACATTTCCAAAAAGATTATTATAACCTTGATGATTAAAAACTTCAAATTTAACTGTTCCAGAAACTAGAAAATTAACTCTAGTAGTATTAATAGAATTAATTTCTTCATTCTTTTCAGAATCTTTTATTTGAATATTTTTAATACAGCATTCTAAAGATAAATCATTTAATATATTTTCAGTGACTTTCTCACCAAAATCATTTAGAAACTTTTTAGAAACTTGCTCTCTTATATAAGTTGGTATTAATGTAGAAAATTTAATTGTAATATTAAATACTAATGAGGTATTTTTTAACAAAGTATTGTGTCTTATATTGAAAGTATTTTCTGTATAAATTCCGATATTATCTACACTATTAATTAACATAATTTTTCTCCTGTTTATTTAGCAAGGTTATTGCCGATAACATATTATTTAACATTCTTGAAACTTCTTCTAATACAATAGTTAATATACAATTTTTGCCTTCATTTTCTAATAAAAATGTAAAAGAATAACAAAAACTATATTTTAAAAAATCTTCTACTATAAAATCTGAACCATATCTAATAATATCATCACATCTTTGTTTAATAAGTTGCTTATATGAATCTCTAGCATTTTCTGTAAATAAATTAAAATCAGGAAAGACCGAAAAGATTTCATTTTTATTTACTTCAACCACTACTACATAATTATTTTTTTTAGGTTCATATATAGAAACTGAATGATTTAATATATATTTTCTTTTAACTAAATTGGTATCAAAAAACTTTTCCATATTTTATCCTTTAAAAGCTAATGAAGTTGATATAACTAAAGATGTTTTAAAGTATTCTGAATAAGTTTTTAAATCTTTTTTTAGATTATATTCAATACATTTTGGTAAAGAATCAAGTGTATCTACTCCTAAAATTTTATCGTATAAAAAACTTCCATATAAAACTCCTCCATTTCTTTTAGGTAAAACTGTACTAACTTCATCTAAACAAGTTATTCCAAAAACATCTTCAGTATAATTCTTATTAGTTAATCTATCATAAACTAGAGAATTATATTTATTTAAATCACTTACAACAATAGTTTTAATACCATCTGAAATAATTTTTCTGAGTTTAACTGGAAAAAAGTCTAAAAATTTTTCCATAAAAAATATATCAACTTTTGCTGTAAAAAATCCTTTAATATAATAATAATTAGTATAATTTTTACTTTCTAAACTACTTCCTAAACTAAAAGGTGGTGTATAAATTACTCCAGAAACATGTAAACAATTTACCTCATAATCTTCATGCAGTTTCATCTATACCACTTATTAATGAAAGAGTAGCTATCATTCTTTTAATATCTTTTTTAGTGAGATTAGTTATAGTAAAGCTATGCTCAGAATCTCCAGCAAATAATTCATAATCTTCTTTATCAGTAGTTTTAATTTCGAGTTTAAATTTTTTCTCAGTAATAAGATTACCAACAATTTTTATGCAATTCATTTTTTCTATCCTTTAATTCTAATAATTTTTCTAAAAAACCATATTGTATAGGAAACTCAATATATTCACTTTCTAATTCTTGTGTAATAGATACTACAGGAAGAATATCTTTACTAAGTTTTAGTAAAAGAATTTCGCAATTTCCTATTGCATTAATAAAATAACCAATATCATAATTTTTATTTTCAGAAATAATTTTAGTATAAGATTCTATTACATCTTCAAAAGCTTCTTTTGGTAAAAAAGCCTGCAAGATTTCTTCAGAATTTCTCTTTATATATAATCTATATAGAGTATCTGAGTTAAAAGAATTTAAATCTTTATCTATGTATAAAGTTTCTGAATCGTTCGTCAATAATTTTGTCATTTATTTTCTTTTCCTTATTTTCTTTAATTTTTTCTTTACCTATATTAATGATATTCTTTAATTTATAAAAAACTTTATTAAGCATTCTTAAAAACTTCCTTTCTTATTAGATATATAAAAAGATATAAAATTAAACCTAGAATAATTACTCCAAACATTTTATTCTCCTTTATTTTAGTTTAGTTTATATTTAAAATTATGTGGTATCCATATTCTAAAAGTAACTATTAAAACTTTTTCATCAATTTCCTCCAATAGAATATTTGAAATTTGCTTTACTTCTATATCAGTAACTTCATAAAGATAATTATAAGATGATTTGAAAAAAATCTCTAAAAACTGATTTATATCATTTTCTGTAAAATGTCTATTTCCAGTTAAACTAAAATTACTTTTATATGTAACTTCTATATTATTTTCATTGATAAAAGTTTTTAAACATTTTAAACTATCTTCTCGCAAGAGTATTTCATTCATTGTATACTTTATTTTAAATCTTTCATTACATATTTTTTGGGAACTTCTATATTAAAATCTCTTCCAATATTATCTACTTTTCTTAGTAAAAAATCTTCTAATCTAAGTTTTATTTTAAAGATTTCTTTCAAAATTCCTTTCCCATAAAAATAATAATCGTATATTGGAACTTCTGCAATAACTGATACTACAAAGTTACTTCTGTTAGTATAACATATTTTTACTTCTTTGACTTTATAAAAATAAGAATTTAATCGAGATTCTAAATAATCTTTTAGGAAAGTTTTAAACTCATTATTATCAACAATATCTTCAGAAGTTTTCCCTTCAAACATATTATTACAAGTAATTTCTACAGTATTTAATTCAGTTTCTAAACTAATATTTTTAATAGTAACTTCGTTAAGTTTAAGTTCAACTATTTCCATTAGTTTCTCCATTAAATATTTTTTTACAAATTTCTAAGTAGTCTTGAACGATTTTTTCGCAAGTATCTATACGATAAAGATACCTAGAATCTTGGTTATAAATATTACAATCAAAACATAATTTAACATTCATTATACAGTTGCTTTCCATATTTAATGTACTAAAAGATACAAGATCAGTTATTAAAACTTTAGGATAATCACATTTATAATCAAAGTTTAAAAATTTTTTTCTTATTTCTTTATATAAAGTTACATGAAGTAAGTTAGCTAAGTTCATTCTATCAGTAACATCTGGAAAAGGCTCAACCAAAGTTATTTTAGAAAGAACTGTTAAAAAGTAACTTCTATAAAGTAAGTCTTTTAAATTTTCTCTTATAAGAGAAGTTGGTACTAAAGTAAATGTATTAAATTTATTATATTCTTTAATGAAATCATTAGGGTATTTCATTTTTAATTTCCTTTCAAAACTCTATAGACAATTAGTTAAATAAATAATTACACCAGCAAGTAGATAATAAATAGCGGTAGAAACTAACAGTAACTTAGTATCTCTACAAAATCCCGCTAAAAAATAAAAAAAGCTATATATAAAAGTTACTACTACAAAACCTAATGGTAAGATTATTTCCATTTATTCTCCAAAATAAACTATATTAGTATTTTCTTTATCTTTATATATAACATCAAAAAAAATCTCCATGCCAAATAAAATCTTACAAGTATATATTATATTATTTCCTGAATATCTTTTTGTTTTTTCTAACATCAAACATTCAGTACTATTTTTAAATCTTTGCTGTAATTATTTATTTAAATAAAATGCTAACTCTTTATTCGTTAAACCTCTGGTAGAAATAACTTCATAATCTTCTTCTATATGTATAAATATACCATTTATAGATAACTTTTCTTCTAAAATACTTTCATCATTTAATTTTCTAACTTTTATCAAAATTTTCTCCTTTTAAAGGTTTTTAAATAAAATAAATGATAAAATAGCAATAAATAGTAAAAGTATCATCTGAGAATTTTCCATTATAATTTCCTTTCATAGATTTTCGGGGTTAAAACATTATTATAATATTATATAAGTAACTATAGTAATAAATACATAGAATAAACTATTTTTATTATCTATAAAAATCTCCTTTCGTTATCGATTAAAATAAATTAAATACAAAAAGTTCCCTAGAAAGTATTGTTAAATACAATATAACTAGAGAACTTTATAGTATAAGAATAGTATAGTATAGAAAGAATATAGTATATAAAGTTTATAATATTCTTTAATAGACACTACCCTTAAGCAATATTATACCACATAATAAACTTCGAGACAAACTTTTTTTAATCTATACGAAAGTCAATTTTGAAAGAAAATCTGTTACTATCTCCTAAAGAAACTTTATTTAGAACGAAGTTATAAATCAGAAAAAAAAGTTAAGTAAAATCTTATGATAAAAAAGATAATCTTTAGTAGTTACTTCGCTAATAGCAAAGATTATTATAGAGATTATCTTTCAAGGGAAAAGTTTTTACTAAAGATTATACAAATAAAAATAAAAAAGTTTCAAAGATTATTATATAAAAATAAATATTCTTCTAAAGAAAATATAAAAGATTTATAAAATTCAGTAAAGAAACTTTCGCAGTTACTTTGGTAGAAAGATACTTTCTTTAAAAGAAACTTTTTTATGTATAAACTTTCTTATGTAGTGAGGACATAACTTTTATTTGATACTGAGTACGCACATGGGGATTACGAACTGAGTACGCACAGCCTCCCCTATAAAGGTATATTAAATGAAGAAATGTACGCACATGCTCAATGAAATTGTTCTAACATATACTAGAGAAAAACTGAGTACGCACTAGGCTTGTATAGATATATATTAAATGAAGGCTTGTACGCACATGCTTACGGAAATTGTTAGGACAAAAAGTCATTGTACGGAGGGTGGTTGTATTTGTTAGCACTGACGGGTATAATTTAATTAATGAAGGCGATAGCTATGTGCACGAATTTCTTGTGCAGATGGCTATTTTATTTATGCACTAGGAGGTGCTTATAAGACCATTATTTTCTGTTAGTCCAAATTTTTTATGTCTTACAAAAAATCAATTAGATACAAGGAGTTTATATGGCACAAGAAAAAGAAAGTGAATACAATATCTTTGTCCTCGTTCAAAATGATGAGGTACAGAGATTAGAGTCTGAACAGGGTGGTATAGTTACTACACCCTATGGGAAGTGGTACGCCACTTTCATTGAGTACGGGAATAATGGTTTGAACATTTCCGGACCAGTTCTCCTTAAGCAAAATGGTAAGGCACTCAGAGGGTTCGTGCAGTTTGATACATTACTGAAGCCCGTAGCAATTCGTGCATACCAAACACTATCAGAACAAGAATATGTAGTTCCAGTTCTTAGAGCAGGAAACAATAAAACTATGTCCTTCTGGATGAAAAAGGATAACTAGAAAAGGAGTTAGTACAAAATGGCTACAAATGAAAAAACAGAAAAAACTGAACAAAAAGCAAGTTCAACCAAGAAAGTGGAGTTCCCATCAATTCCTCTACCTATACTTGCTAGCGGTGGTGCACTCGAGGGGTGGGGTGCTGACTTAAAAACTTTGCAAAAGTTAGAAATAAGTAAGGACAATGGTAAAACTTGGGTTGCTATAAAAATTAAGGACAAAGGTGAAGGACAAAACTTACATCCTGAACAAAAGAAAGTTTTGTTGTTTACGGCACTGGCAGTTCTAACAGGTAGTAGAGCGGATAGAGGCTGGGCGTACAAGATATGGTTGGCTGAACAATCTAAAGTAGTTCTGCAGTATTTTTCAAACTTACGCGTTCGTGTCAGCAGTCCGAACTCGGCAGTGCCGGGTTCTGATTTTAAGGTGACCGAGGCGTGTGCGTTCGCACAAGCAATGGCACCCATACTGAAACGCAGTAAGGACACATATCCACCTCGTTCACAAACGAGGTCGAAATCGAACGAAGAGGAGAGTTGGGACTACTCCATTGTATAAAGTTTAATAGATCAAGTCCCAAATAGATCAGAGGACAGGACACAGTTAGTCCTGTCCTCAAAATTTTTTGGGTTAAGCACTTTGCCATAGTGTTTAACCTTTCTCGTTATGCTAGCACAACCCTGAGTGTTAGCACCCCTGTCAAGTAGGCACTCAATTTTTGAGTGCCTACTTTTTTTTATGTCCCATAATTTTTTAGAACCGAGTACGCACAAGAACCAGTTACCATTTTCAGTAAGGACAAGGTTTCAGTTACTACAAAATGTCCCTACAAAAAATTGCGTGTATCTTAAAAATGCAAGTGTTACTCAGTACGCACATGGTGTTCGAACAGTATATGTAGGAACTCAGAAGTGTTATAAACTGAGTACGCACAGGGAAGTGTATAAAATACATATTAAATGGAGAAGTGTGCGAACATGCTTGGTGAAATTGTGCCTACTCCAATTCTATGTACGCTAGTCCCTTGTAAATGTACGCACTATATGGTATAATTTAGGTAGGGAAAAACCGTTCATCTGAACGAGATTAGAAAGGAAGGACATAATGGCAAGAAGGAACTTAAAGCGGTATCAGACCGTAATTAAAGAAGGGGACATAAAGCTAGAGGGTGAACAGCTATTGTATGAAAGTTACAGTGCTAGCACACCAAATGGTAAGGACAAACGCTTGCAAGAGTTACTGAAAGAAAAGTACGGACAGGGTTCTGTTATAGGACCACGCAGGGAAGTTGGCACTGGTTTTAAGCCACTAGTGTCAGAATTTCGTGCCTCCATATGGAGATGGTGCGAACTATTTCCAGAGGGCACACATGCAATAAGTATGAAAACTCTAATGGAAGGTAGGAACTTCAGTGAGTACAGGGATGAAGTTATACCTTTCATTCCGTTTGTACTGAAAGAGGGGGAGGAGTTAGAACAAAGAGACCCCATCCATACAAGGATTTTGTGGACCATAGCATGTTTCTGGTATCACAAGGGAAACGGTCCTAAACCAGACGGTAGGCGTGCACCCAGAAACAGGAAAAGCACTACTGATAATTGGATGGACACTCTAAAATGTCCTGTTTGTAATGTCATGTACACACTGACTAAACATGATAGGACAACAAAATCCAAGGAACAAATAATGTTGGACTACTCTACATGGTTAGCCAAACACAGTAAAACGTGCCAGTCCGAAAGAGAGTTCAGACAGAAAGTTTTAAGGCAAGCCAAAAAGAATCGTGAGTACAGAAAAGAGCAAGAGGACAAAAGAAATGCTATAGTCCAGCGGGATAAGGTATTAGCACGGAAGGCAGAGTTAGAACGGGGTATCATAGAGAGGGACATAGAAATTCTAGCCTTACGACAAAAAGTGCAGGACACAGAACACTTTGAAACTCGTTTTGAGTCCCACATGAGGTATGCGGCTGAACAGTCGCAACTACAAGCAAAAATTCGTGCTAACATGGCAAAGAAGTTAGCACAAAAAAGAAAGGCTAACCCACCAGTTACCCTTGAGGACAAAGTAGAAAAAGCCTTACGAGATATGGTAGAGCACAACAAGCGTCGTTCAAAAAAGAAGAAGAAGTAGAACAAGAATCCCAGTAACAACAAAACCTCTGTTTACACAGGGGTTTTTTGTTTGGACAGTATTCAATTTTGATACTGAGTACGCACAATAATTTTCAATTTCAATAGAGTGTCCGTTACTGTTTAGTTGTCAGTACAGAGAACTGGGGGGTTTAGTAAACTCTAAATCAGAACAAGCTTTAATAGAAGATACCTAGTACGCACAATATGGTCCTTACATAGGAGTAAGGGAAATACTGAGTACGCACACCGCCACATTTCGCTTAAAACACTATTTAAATGAAGGTATGTGCGAACATGCTTGGAGAAATTGTCCTAACTAACTTGACTTTGTAGGAACTGCGTGGTATAATATAGATGACAGGGGAGTTCGTGTCCCCACTAAAATTTTAGTCCTAACAAGAAAGGGAGTGTAAACATGCTGGAAAAAGACTTACTTAGTATTAGTATGGTTGCTGCAGAAGGAGTGTCCTACGTGAGGGTATTCGTTCCCAGTAACCGCTCGTTTGTCCTAGCGGAGAAACGATGTCAGCGTTTAGAAAAATTTCTAAACGACGAATGGGAGTGGGCACAAGCCGAGCTTACCTCTGATAAAGAGGGTGGCACACTAAGGTTAAAAGTGGCACCCGAATTGCTTATAAGGGTAACGACAGTCTTGTGCAAAGAGGTAGGCGTCATAACATGCAACCTTCCGTGTGCTCAAAGGGAAGGTGAGGAAGATTTAAATAGAGGTTGGAATGACTAAAACCGTTATAACATACACAATGCGTGCTAACGACGACGCATCAATCCTAATAAAAGTTCCTGCAAAATTTTCAGTTTCCACAGAAAAAAATGTTAGGAATATTTTTGAAGAGATATACAAGGATATCGACCCCACAAAAGGGTGGTATGTGAACGAAACTTTAGGTGTAATAGAGTTTCGTGTCCCAGAAGAAATTTTAGTTGAAACATATAACCAAGTGTTCGACTTGGTTATAGATAGTGTCTACGGAGGTGGTGTGTAGAGACATAATAATATCGTTCAGACATAAAAAGAGAGGGCTAACAACCCTCTCTTTGTTGTTAAATAGAATTCAGTATCTACATAATTTCAGTTAGGACAATATGTATACACATAGCTTCCCGTTAGGACATTCAATTTCTAAAGCATACTTAGTACGCACAAGATTCCCCTAAAATTAAAATAAAGGCTAAAAGTAAGGACAGCTTCTAAAAAGAAACTGAGTACGCACACGCCCGTATTAAGAATCATAATCGTGCACACTAGAATACTATGTACGCTATGTCTTGACATTGTACCTACTATTTGATATACTTATCTTATCTCATTAACTGCCTTTAAGGCAGATTTAACAGAAAGGTTAAAATAATGCAAAGAGGTACAAAATTAGAAAAGTGGGACAAAAAGAGAATCGTGAACGATTTTCTCATAGAAAATTTCGTAAAGGTGCTCCCTTATAGGGGGTGCTCACTTATAAACGATTGTCCACAACACTACTCCATGCAAGACAAGCTTTTACAAGCGGCACGCACTTATCATATGCAAACTACTACTAAACCGTTCGCAAATAACACTGCGATAGAAAATTACGGATACGTCCTAACTATGAAAAGGTTAGGGTTATGCTAAATACAGTGCACACCCCTCTAGTGGAAATAGTCAAGGCATATTATGGTTCAGCCTTGGAATTCATTGTAGACAAGAATCCCTGTTTAGTCAGGGATTCAGTTAGACCTATAGGCATTTGGGTTTACTCAGAAGATTGTACCTGTGAAATGCTTATAGAATATACCATATTTATGTTAGACCAAAAATATAGGTATACTCAGGAGTTTATGTTTGGAAAGAAGGGGAAAGGTGGAAAAGGATTAAGAGTTCCTATAAGAATCCCACTATCCTTACTGACAGACTAGTGTAAACATAAATCCCCTTGTAAGGGCAAGGGGATTTTGTATTTAAAAGAAAACTCAATTTAGACAAAGCTATTTGTTAGGACAATTACAAAATTCAATTTACAAACTTTTTTTGTTAGGACAAAAACGTTCCCACAAAATTCAATTTTGGAACTATTTCCGTTACTACTATAATCGTGCTAACAAACCCTTAACGGCGTTACATTGTGATTTTTTTCACAAGCGGTAATTTGTGCTGGTGGCTGGTAGCTGGTGGCTGGTGGCTAGTAGCTGGTGGCTGGTAGCTGGTGGCTGGTAGCTGGTGGCTGGTATATATATATATAAATGTAGAAAGAAAGAAAGAGAGGGGAAAAATATAAATATATATAAAAAGTGATACATGAAATCGTTTGTATATACTTGCAATTAATGATATACTTAGGTATCTC